ATGACCCCCATCGACCTCCGCGCCACAGCCGCCGGATTTCATGTCAGCCTCACCAGCCTTCAAGATCGTCTCGAACACCCCTCAGGCGTGGCGGGAGGCGTTCCTAGCGATGAAGCCCAGCCGTGGTTCCCTGCGCTGGCCTGACGCCCTCCACTTGGCCTGCCATTCACGCCACGTCCCTGGACTTCCTGGACAAGCACGCAGACGAGGCTGGCCGGCGCGGGTGGACGACGCTGCAGCTGTTCGGTGTCCATCCCGACCTCAGCGTGATCCGCTCTAAATTCTGCGGAGCCATGGTCCTCGGTGGGGGGCTGGCGTCTGAGGTCCACGCGGACTTCATCCGGTTCGAGCGCACGCGGTTCTGCCGGACCATCCCAGGCAGGCCGACAGGTGCGGTGCCGATCTGGGCGGTGAAGAGGTAGTCTGGTTCTACCAATCTGGCTTCATCCAGCGCGGCGATAACAGGCCGCGATTGCGTTCGATGCTGCGGCACTTTCCGCAGCTGCGATCAGCGAACCTGGAGAGAGTGGGTGACGTTGTGGGGTATGACAGAATCAACTAGCCACTCCGCCTCGGACCAGGTCGTAGACGCGAACCGTCGCGAAATGGCAATCGAGCACCTGCTATTCGGCACGATCCGCTTCGTTGCGCAGCGCCATCCAGGATTGCTGGATGAACTCGACCAGAGCATCGATCATCTCTGGGACAAGGCCCATGACGAGACGCGCGATGATGAGGCCGTGAGAGAGATCGCGAGGCGATTCATTAAGAGCTTGCGCGCGCAGGATTGAGTCGACCGCGTCCGTCACCGCTGGGATCCGGCCGACGTAGCGATTTCCTTAGGCATGCGCCGTCGGCAACTCGCTCACCTGCGTCGTGTAGCGCGGGCTGCGCATCTCGAACTTCGTGGACCAGATCCGCTTCTTCTCCAGACCAGCGCGGGCCGGCACGACAGCGCCACGTCCGAAGCGGCGATTGCACTCGTCCATCGCTGCCATCAGCGGCGCGCTGAGCTCACGGTCGAGCTGGCCTATCAAGGCGCGCTGGGTCTCCTCCAGCAGCTTGAGGTCGGTGGTGATGACGCCGGCCTTGCTGAACCGCCACGGACGATCGCCGGGCGCCTCGCGCCAAGTCCGAGCCACGCCCTCGCGCGCCGCCTTGATCAGCGCCAGCGTGTCGTTCGTCGCCTCGGGCAGCGTGACCGTCGTCGAGATCGATCGCATCGGGTCGCCGCGGTCGTGCTCCGACGTGTGATAGAAGACCGAGATATGTGTCGTTCCGAGCCCGCCCCGGCGCAGCTTTTCGCCCAAGCGCGTCGCGTGGGCCGCTACCGCCTGTTCCATCGTCGCCCGATCCTCGATCCGGCTGGAGAAGGAGCGCGTCACGGCGCAGCCCTTCCGCTGAGCCGGCATCAGCTCAAGCGGCAGACAGGCGACGCCGCGCAGCTCGTGGATGATGCGCTCGCCCACCACCGTCATCGCTTTGCGGACCGGTCGAGGGTCTAGGTCGCGCAGATCCGCGACGGAGTCGACGCCCATGGCTTCGAGCTTTGCGAGCGAAGCGCGGCCGATGCCCCACACCTCCCCGACGTGAATGCGGCAAAGCCAAGCGGCCCGCTCGTCCTCGTCCGACAGGTCGCAGACGCCGCCGAGATCCGGGATCGTCTTGGCGATATGGTTCGCCAGCTTCGCGAGGGTCTTCGTCGGCCCGATGCCAACGCAGGTTGGGATACCAGTCCATGCGCGGACGGTTGCACGAAGGTCGCGGGCGAGCTCCAACCATAGATCTTCACGCACGTCGGAAAGGTCGAGGAAGCTCTCGTCGATAGAGTAGATCTCTACGGCCGGCGAGAAGTCCCGATACACCGCGTTCGTGCGCGAACTCATGTCGCCGTAGAGGGTGTAGTTTGAGGAGAACACCCGCACGCCCTGACGCTTGCAGTCGTCGCGGATCTGGAACCAGGGATCGCCCATCTTGATGCCGAGCGCCTTGGCCTCAGCCGTCCGAGCGATGGCGCATCCATCATTATTGGACAGCACGATCACCGGCACACGGGCCAGCTTCGGGTCGAACACCCGCTCGCATGAGCAATAGAAGCTGTTGCCATCGATCAGCGCGATGGCCCGGTTCATCGGATCAGGCCGCTGCGGGCGATGTGCCAGCGGATCGAGAAGCGGACAACGCCCCAGATCTCGGCCTCGCCAGTCTCCTCAACGGCGAAGGCCGGGAGATCCGGGTTTTCGAACGACAGTCGAGCGACGTTTCCCTCAACAAGCAGCCGCTTGATCGACATTTGCCCGTCGATCGCCGCCACGACGACGCTCCGATGGGACGGTTTCAGGCTCCGGTCGACCACAGCGAGGTCTCGGTCGAAGATCCCGGCATCGCGCATCGAATCGCCGGAGATGTTCCAAGCGAAGGTGGCCGGCGGGTTCGGGGCGAGCCAGCGCGGCAGTTCGAGGGCGCCTTCCAGGAAGTCGTCGGCAGGTGAAGGGAAGCCGGCGCAGAGCGCAGACCCCATGATGGGAATGTGGACAACGTTCCCTGGGATCAGCCCAAGCTCGCCGATTCGATAGACGCTCATGGCTCTCCTCGTGTAGAACGAAAAGAGAACAAACAGGCTGAGGGTTCCAGGTCAATCTTAACCGCACGCGGCCTGTTCAACCCTGTGGAGAGCTGTGGATGGCGAGCCAGACATATCGATTTCACTGCACCGATGGACACACCGCGATCATCGATGAGAAGGGCATGAAGCTGCCAAACACCGGCCTGCTCTGGCACAACGCCGAGCGATCAGCATGGCAGGTAATGGAGCTGACCGGCCGCAATCTCGACTGGTCGGATTGGGTTGTCGACGTCCACGACGGCGCTGGCCGGCACGTGATGACCCTTGGTTTCATGGACGTGCGCAACGTCCCAATGGCAGCGTGAGGAGACGCGAGATAACGATCAAGACGACGTTCCTGGTGCAAACCTTCACCATCAAGCGGAAGCGCCTCGTCCCCGGCGACCGCGAGATCGCACCGACCGAGTTCGGTGCGCTGAAGAAGGCCGAGGCGATGGCCAGCCGCATGCCGGGCACGGCAGCGATGAAGGTCATGGCTGACGATGAGACCGGCGAGTTGGAGAGCGTGGCGATCCTCGGTCAATTCGGCGAGATCCCGGACGACTTCGCCGAGAGCCTTCAGGGCAGGTAGGCTCCGAGACCGAAAGAGGATGACGACATGGCATTCAAGGCAAAGTCGGCCTCGGAGACGAAGGCTGCGGATCTCGCATCGGCTATCGTCAAGATCGCCGATCGGGAGGGCGCACCAGTGAGCATCAGCGTCGACACGCTCAGGCGAGGAAACCCGAGGCTGACGCCGCTGGCGATCGGCCAGATGTACCGGAAGCACCGCGACATCCTTGAGGCCGACCTTGCCGAACGTGGGTATGTGCTGATCGACTATGCCGACCAGGGACCGGGTAGAGGGATGGAGTTCGAGATTGGGGCTGCCGATTAGTACGGCGGGCGCAAGCCGATTGATACGATGGTGACGCGGCCGAGGCCTTGGTGAGGGGCTAAACCGGCTCTACGCCCGCCGGCACCCCGAGCCACGCCAACGCCGCGTCGAACGACCGGAACAGACGCTCCCGGATCGTCCCGGCCTCGCTGACCAGCGACACCCGCCAGCTCGTCTTACCATCCTCCCGCGCCAGATTGCCGACGACCTCACCGCCCTGGATCAGGTGATGCTCGTCAGGTCCGATGCGGTAGAGGGTCAGGGGCATGGCTTCCGCACGGGAAGCTCAATCGTCACCAGCTTGCCCGAGATCGGATCGAAAACCGTGAGCGTCATGGCGGGCCTCTGAGTGAGGCTCATGGTGTGGGGTGGATGGTTAACGATCCCTTAAACGGTCGGGTATCGTACGATAACACCTTTTAGCCCCGACGGCGGCATATCTCGTTGAATAGGTTTAGGATCGGCGGCCGCTTGTACAAAAGGCGACCGCTCAAAACATCAATCAACTGCGGGGAAGTGCTCAATGAAGCGTAGGCCATCCCAAAGCTCGACGGCGTGACCATCCACCAGGGCTTTGGCACACTCGGTTGCCTCGTCATCGTCCTGAGCCAGGACACGGAATATATTTACTACCGTCCCGCTCTTGTGGAGGAGGAGCGCTCGGTAAACTGGCGATGTCAGATTGGTTAGGCTAACAGCTGGAACCTGTGATGGATCTGCCACTTTCATGCCCTTGATTGAGGCGGAACAATTGGGCACCATTTTCCAGCTGCACTCTAGATGATTACCGACAATCTCCAACCGCAACCTTTTGGAGCGGTACAGTACTTTGGTACAATGCTAGATCTGGTCGCCTCATTGACAGAAGCAAGCGGCCTGCTTCGGTCTTGGCGTGCGGGCGACAAATTGCCCAAAAAGGATCGTACGCAGCAAGCCTCCCTACCTAATATCAAAACTTAGAGACGCGGCTGCGCCGACTTCCTATCAGGTGGTGCGAAGCCTGGGTTGCCTCATTTTGCGTTAAATCAGCTTCGACGCGGACCGCTAACTTCCCAACCTGATCAATCTTTACTCCAACGAAGTTTCCGCTTCGCCAAACTAAACTAACTTGCAGCACAAAATCCTTTCCAATCACCTTAAGCATGAAGCTTTCAGGCAGTTGGTAGGACGAAGGAACGCCAATTTTTGCCCCAGACTTAGAGACGTCTTTGACGTTGCATGGGATTTCAACGCCTTCTTTAGTCCGGATCACCGCAATCCAATTTGTACTACTTCGCGGAGCCCGATCCATAAGTAAGCCAGAAGCGTTGTCTGCAAGTGGCGCCTGCAATCTAGACATTTGACTACACCGTCTGCGAGTATAATCAATAATAAATGTCAGGCAATAAAATACTCGTTAACGTGAAATTATGTTGCTGAATGTCTTTCGGCCGATTAAAGGCGTTCCCCTTTTAGGTACGGATACCCCGCAGCGGCCTCAGCCAGACCCATTTGCAACAGCAATGCTGCACGAGCCGTCAGTACGTAAGGAATCCGTACCAACTGCCGCTCGTCACCGAGACGAAGGAAAAACCCCGCTCCGGATAGCTCCGGGCGGGGTCATCATAGGTGTGAGGGGCGCTGCCCGTAGCGAGTTGCGTTCTCTTAGTACCCGTAACGGTACGCGCGACGATAATGCTGATCCTGGCGGCGCAGGTGGGCATCGTAGCGACGCTCATGGAGGAACTCGCGGCGAATGTGCTGCCGATAGCGGTGCTCGGGTGAGTGACCGTAGCCGTAGCCGCCGCCTCGATAGCCATAGCCACCGCCATAGTACTGTACGGTCTCGATCGCTTCACGCGAGGAATCGCTGGCCCCGGCGATAGGCAGCGGCGCCGCTTCGGCGACGGAAGCCAGGCCGACACAGGCCGCGATCGTCAGAAGGATCTGCCTTAAACGAGTGCGCATAACTGCCTCCCTGAAGTGGTCCGGCGCAGTGATGGACCACCCAGAATGAACGGCGGATTGCCGAAAACTCCAAGCTCAATCACGCTCTCGTGAGCCCAGACGTACGAAAAACCCCGCTCCGGCTCTCACCGGGCGGGGTCAATCGTTTCAGTCTGCTGGCGGTCAGGCGCCGAACAGGAAGTGGTCGGCAGTCAGCGTGGCAGCGTCGACATCGTGCACGATGATCTTGTTCGCGGCCCCAGCGCCATCGAATGTGATGACGGCATCCTTCCCTCCGTTCAGGCTGCGAATGTTCACGTCATCGAAGCTGTCTACCAGCGACGACACATCGAAGTGGTCCTTCGCCGTGCTGAAGCCGTAGACGTTGTCTCGACCAAAGCCTGCGTTGAACGCGAACGTATCCGAGCCAGCGCCAGCAAACAGTTTGTCACTGCCACCGCTACCTTCGATCATATCCCCGCCCTTGCCGGCCTCGATGCGATCGGCACCGGCCGAACCGATGATCGTGATGCTCTCGCCCTTGACGCTATCGGAGATCACGTTCTGGCCCGTCGTCAGCTCGCTCATGTCGAGGCTGCCGCCGTTCCGGACGTAGATCTGCTCGACGGACCGGATGCTGCCGGAACCAAGAGTCACGTCTCCTCCGCCGACGAAGAACAGGCTGTCGTCGCCCTTGCCGCCATTGAGGGCACTCGACGCGAAGTCCGCATCTCCGGTGATCACCAAGCGGTCGTCGCCGCCCTGGCCGGAGAGCACGTCCGCACCACCGCCACCGCGCAGCACGTTGGCATCTTCATTGCCGGTCAGGCGGTCGGCCTGGCTGCTGCCAACCAGGTTGTTGATGCCGCTGAGGGAGTCGCCCTGAGCATCGCCGCCGGAGTTCACCAGCGTCGTCAGGTTGACCGTCACACCCGAGGCCGAGGTCTCGTAGCTGGCCGTGTTGGTCCCAGATCCGCCCGCGATCAAATCCGCCCCGGCTCCGCCGATGAGGAAGTCATCGCCCGCACCACCAGACAGGAAGTCTGATCCAGTGCCGCCATCAAGCGTGTTATCGCCGGCATTTCCGGTGAGCGTATTGTCGAGGGCATTGCCGGCGCCGTCGAGATCGGCCGATCCGGTCAGAACCAGCTTCTCGACATTGGCGCCAAGCGAGTAGCTGATGGACGACCGAACCGTGTCGGTGCCTTCATCAAGCCTCTCGATCACCCGGTCGCCAGCGTTGTCGACGACGTAGGTGTCGTTGCCAACAAGGCCCCTCAGCTCGTCTGCCCCAGTACCACCGTTGAGGGTGTCGGCACCATCGTTACCGATCAGTGTGTCGTTGCCAGCGCCGCCGTTAAAGCTAACCTGCCCACCCTTAGCTTCGTACGAGCCAATCGTAGCCGCCTCAATACGGTCGTCATACGCAGTGCCGATCACCGTCGAGTTGCCTGAGGCTCGGATGTTCACCTCGGACACGTCAACATTTGTGCTGTCGATGATATCAGACAGATTGAACGTACCTGATTCACGAAGCGAGATGCGGATGTCGTTGGTGGCAGCGCCAAAAGTATTGTTCGAAACCACATCAACGCTTGGCCCGGCTTCGAAGACTAAGCTTTCTCCGTTGCCGTTAAATGTGTTACCCAAGACCGAAGAGGCACCATTGCTGCTCGGGTTGACGTAGACGCCGTACGCGTCGAAGCCGGCAATCGTGTTTCCCTGGATTGTAGCATTGCCGGCACCACTGCCGATCACGATGCCGGTCTCAGCAGCATCGTCTGCCGTAATAACGTTATTTGTCAAAACAACGTCGTTCGCTGAGACGAAAATGCTCGAACCCTCGTTTCCTGCAATCGAACGATCAATCGTAAAGCCGTCGACGGCCACACCCTCGGCGCCGATCGCAATGCCGCCGTGAACGTTCACATCCGACCCATCTGCCTGCAACTTAAGGTCGGCAACGTTGATCGTTAGGTTCTCTGTGTAATCGCCGTCAGCAACACGGATGGTGTCGCCAGTACCTGCTGCATCGATGGCCGCCTGAATTGATCTAAACGGTGATCCCTCTGAACCATCACCACCAATGCTTGCAGAACCATCGACATAAATCGTTTGAACAGCCATTGATAATTTTCCCATAAATAAACCCGCAAATACTACACTTAGGCAATAGGATGCCGCTGCGCCAATTTGCGCGTTAAAACTGTAATAATCAGTTGGCTCGGCGAGCCTCCCTGCCTCTATTCGGTTAATCGAATATTAAGGCGCCGGCAGTCTCCATGCGGAAGAGCGGCGGGTCAATAGCAAAACTGCAACTCTCCGTAGAGTTCTGATCTGAGGCCGTGTCCTCCGAGTGCGCTGAAGCGGTCAGGAAAACTTGCAGTCTATTACCGGAGGTCGCACCAGGGGGCACTAACAACTAAAACCCCACCCCAGCGTCAGCCGGGCGGGGTCAAGTCGCAAGTTCTGGGAGGCTGCCCCTCGACGAGGAGCGGCAGGGCGATGCACGGGGTGTGCCGGGTTAGGGCGATCACCCCGCGCAGCGCATATCCTTCGCGCTCCGGGTCAGGTTCTGAACCGCCTCGACGAGTTCCCGATGCTCCCGGTGCTTGTCCTCGGCGAGGCGCTGTTCATGCTGGCGCCGCTCCTCCAGAAGCCGGCGCTCATGCTCCCGATGCTCCTCGGCTTCCTTCTTTCGGAAGGCCATCTCGGTTTCTCGCATGAGGGTGCATCGGTCGTGTGAGGCGGACACCCCGCGTAGCCCGTCAATGATGTCCTTGAGGTCGCCCTGTCCCATCACCATACCGGCGATCTGCGCCAAGCCATTGTTGCCAACTGAAGGCGGAGCGATGTGCGGCGGCCTCTCCATCTTCGCCCGCATGTAGCCGATGACGGCAAGGATGATGCCTCCGCCGCCACCGGCCGCCAGAAGGGTGCTCAGGATATCGACCCACTGTTTCACATCCTCAGGCGACATTGCGCGGCGCAGCTCCGGTGGAGAGGGAACCGTTTTTGAACATGTCGTAGCCCGTCGCGAGGACGCACCAGCCCTCGAAGACGAAGAAGATCGGGTACCAGAAGAAGCCCGCCGGTAGCCGAGTATCCAGGGCGTAGGACGAGGCCAGCATCAGGAACCCGATGGCGAGCCAGCACAGCCCGCCGACCCACGCCCCCATGAACCTGATCAGCGGGGTTCGTCTCCACCAACCGTTGATCGCCAGCCCGACGCCGCGGAGGATCGCGACGATGACCGTCAGCATTCCCCATCGGGTTTCGGACATGAGGTCGTTCATGATCCGGTAGACCGGCAGGTCGAAGAAGCTCTCCGGCCTGAGCATATTGATGCCCCACGCCAGAAGGAGACAGGTGAGCAGCCACTCGGTGGAGCGGGTTTTGTTCATGGCGGTGGGGTTGTTCGGGTTCATTGCGACGCCTCCGGCCGACCTCACTTCACGAACGGGAGGGACGGCAGCGCATTGACGAGCGGCGTTAGAGTGTTCTTGTCCGACACCGTCTCATCGAACTTGAAGACGCGGAACAGGCGCTCGGAGATGCCCTTTGCGCCGCCCATCTCCTTGATGAGCCACGCGGGGGTCGAGCCGAGGATTCGCTCTAGAGCGACCTTCAGGACGGTGTAACTGACGTCGACATTGAGCGCCTTGCCGGCCGTAGCACCTGCCACCGCGTTCAGCGCGTAGTCGGCACCGGTCTGGAGCGCGCGGTCGATCCGCTTCGTGGTCAGCCACATGGAAACCCACCAGGGCAGCTTGCCGGTAGCGTAGGCCACGGCAGCAAGCACGACCGGATACAGGGCCTCCACTGCGACCTTGAACAGACCGTTGGCCATGTCGCCCCACTGGATCGGGAGGACGGTCGGAGACGGGGTCTGAGCGAATGCGGCAGAGACAGCACAGGCGAGCGCCAGCGCCGCGAGAAGGATGCGGGTCATGCTATGGTCTTTCACGGATCAGATGCGCCGGTGCCGCCGGGCTCGGAATTCTGGGAGGGCCTGCAATGACCCCTGAAGGCGTTTGGTGGACGCGTCAGATCTTCGGCGTGAAGTTCTACATCCTGTTCCTGCTAGTCGCCGGCCTGCTCGCCCTCGGGTACTTCGGGCGTGGCTTGGCGATCTGATCTCCTCACCCGAACCAGGGCCGCATCAGCGACGACGCGAGCCGAGAGCCCCATGAAGGAGACGCCACGACGGTCGGCTCCGGCAGCGGATTAGATTGGACAAGCCGAATCTCAGCTGCCTGTCCCACAGTTAAAGGTCGATTAAATTCAAATGAATGAACGAATGGATTGTTTTGTACATTGTAGAAATCGCAATACCACCGGTCACGAAATAATCAAAAACACGATATTATGCATAAAATTTGACCTTTTGATCATTATCCAAGTCTGACATAAATTAAAGTTTAATCAGGGCGCCTTGTCTGTGGAACCTTACACTGTCACGGCTTCCTACGTAGTACGAGGGGTGCATCAAATGCTCTCTGATACAATATCAAATCAAAAAAGTCTTGGTATTCAAGACGAGCAAGGGCAGCATTTTCAAACACTTGATTTATTGCGGGGTATTGCGGCTATAGCTGTCGTAATATATCATTTTTCTAGTCGAATCAATTACGCCGGCTTAATGTACCATGGATATTTGGCTGTAGATTTCTTTTTCTGCCTCAGCGGCTATGTCATATTTCGATCTTACTTTCATAAATTTTTATCGATGAAGATTACTACAGGCCAGTTTATTGTCAGGCGCCTTGTAAGACTAATGCCGCTTATATTACTAGGAAATCTTATTGCTGCGTTCACAGATTTATTTAGGCCGGGAACCTATAGCATCCTAGAGCATGTAATAAATATAGTTATTGTATTGATAATGAGTTCGTTTTTACTTCCGACATTGTATAAAACTAGCCTAGAAGAAACAACATATCCCCTTAATGGGCCTGTTTGGTCTTTGTTTTTTGAATTTTTCGCAAATATTGTATTTGCTTTGATTGCTCGACTTCGCTTTTGTAAGTCGATTATGATGTCAGTATGCGTTCTATCATTAATTCTATTAATCCATGCGTCATTAATTACAGGCAGCGTCCACTTTGGCCCTCATATTGAATTTTTTCTACTCGCGTTTCCGCGAGTATTCTTTTCTTTCTTCATTGGCGGCCTACTGAATTACATTAATTTTAAAATCAAACCAACAAAATGGCCGGTAAGTGCGATATTGATAATCTGCATATTCATAATTCCCAAAATTGAAAACACGACTTTAAGCGCAACTTTCGATCTCGTTTCAATTGCATTTATATTTCCACTTATTGTATATTTAGGCGCAAATCATGCGAATGAGGCAAATAAAGAACTTGCTTCTGTGAGTGGCGATTTATCTTATCCGTTGTATTGCATTCACTACCCGATAGTCAGAGGATTTAGTGTTATCATTCGCCATTTTGCACTATCCGAAGCGGTTAATATCATCATTTCAATATTATTAACATGCATAATATCGGCATTATCCTTACTGATATTCTATTTATATGATCTTCCTATTCGGAAAAGACTTAGCGAACAGCTTTTTAGTTCAAGACAGCTTATAAATCGCTAGGTAGATACTCGCAGTGGATAGGCGTGAAGGTCGGGCGGGCATAGTTGCCGTTGAAGCCCCCACTTGGCCCCGTTCGACATCTAATTGCTCGAATCGACGGCGACCACGCGCATCTCGTTACAGCCGGGACGGTAAAATCCGACGCGCCCGCCTTCTATGGTTCGGAGTATGCCGCGCGCGCCTATCAGGCTTCGCTCACGCCGGAGCGTGCCCCGGCGATGGTCGAGGGCAGGACGGACGAGGTCGGGATCGGCACGTCGGCCGGCCAGCGGAAGGACGTGAACTCGGAGCGCTTGAACGCTGCCACCGAGACCTTGTCGCCCTGGTTGCCGCCGAGCAGGAAGACCTGATCCTTGTTGGCGCCGACCACGAAGCCGACGTGCCCCTGCCATGAGGAGTTGCCGCGCTTCTTTGTGGCGATGCAGCCGAGGACGGGGCCCTTGAGGCCAACGCCCCAGGACTCGTAGGATCGTGCGGCGAGGCTGCCTGACGGCTTCCGGCCGGCGCGCTGGAGCATCGCACCGACCAGGGCAGCGCACCACGCCACAGCATCATCCTTGATGCCGGCGAAGCCCGCGTCCGCGAAGTAGCGGACCACCTTCGGGTTGTTCGCCTTTCCGATGCCTTCGACGGTTCCGACCTCGTCGGCCGCCAGGGTAAGCCATGCCGGCTGGTCGGGTTCGGCCTTCTTCGCGGTCACGTCGACGTTGCCAAGAGCCTTGATGGTGAGCGGTCCGGCGATGCCGTCGGCGATGAGTCCGGCGGCGCGTTGGAAGGCGGTCACGGCTGCGATCGTCTTCGGCCCGGCGTCACCATCGGCGCCGGAAGGCCCGAGGTCATAGCCGCGCGCCAAGAGAGCGCGCTGAATATCAGCGACGGTCATGGGTCTCTTCTCTCGATTGTGGGGAGTTGCGCGGCGACCGGCCGGTACGGGGATGGTAAGCCGTCCGGATGGATCAGCTTCTACGACTGACGATCATCTTGAGCCGATGGACACGGCGGCGCTGGACGAAGACCGAGGCCATCGTTGCCGTTGTCGTCATCTCTGTCGCGTTGGCTCTCGCGCTCATCGAATGGGCAGGCTACTGGCCCGAGATGTTGAAGGCAGAGAAGGTGCGGCGAGCACCGATGCGGTTCTGAGCTAAAGTTAGAAATCTGACTTTTGATACCGTCCGCACACGACCCCTTGCCGACCCTCGGAAGGTCCGCTCCAAAGCTGTTGAGGCAGAGGCCAACGTCCGGGTTGGGTGGTTTTCTGCGTGTCCGGTTTCGTGCCGATCATTGGCAAAGCGGACGTTAGCGTTCGCCCGGTGTGGACCCCGAACGGTCCCTCACGATGCGCAGTCGGAGCGTACCGTCACAAACATATTCCTGATCTTTGAGAACCAGACAGGGTTTCCAGGCGCGAGCTGCCCAGGGCAGGCAAACCGCACGATACCTAGCCAACCTGTCAGGCTTTCGGTCGTTTAGCGGAAATAAAAAAAGGGGCTGCCGTCAGACAGCCCCTCTGAGGATGTAGGTGAACGTCAGACGACGAATGACCCGTTATCCAAGGTCTGATGGCCCTGGAGGAGAACGGCGAAGTCAGCCGTGCCATCTCCATTGGTATCGCCTTGTACGAGGGTGTTACCCCCACCGAACTTCGTCCGCAGTTCGCCTGCCTGACCGGAGAAGGCGTCCGTTCCAATGAACTGGAAGCCCTGGTCGCCGGCCTGTCCGAAGTCCGCATCGATCCCGCTGAGGTCAATACGATCACCTGCGGCGAAGTCGAAGTCCTTGATGATATCGCGTCCAGCAACTTCGATGTCGCTATCAGTGATAGCCTTGAACACGAAGGTGTCGGCACCATCACGGCCGTAGAGGAGATCGCGGCCGTCATCGCCGTAGATCACGTTGTCGCCGGCATTGCCGTAGATTTGATTCCGGCCAGCATTTCCGCTGGCGGTTAGGTCTTCGGAGCCATTGAGCACCAGCTTTTCAATGTTGGTTTCCATCGTGTAGCTGACGCTGGATCGAACGGTGTCGAAGCCTTGGCCCGACTGTTCGATGGCCTGATCACCTGCATCGTCGATGACATAGGTGTCGTCGCCGTTTCCGCCGCGCATGACATCGGCGCCGGTTCCACCAACGAGGACATCATCGCCATCGCCAGCGTTAAGGCGGTCAGCCCCGGCCCCACCATCGAGACGGTTGTTACCGCTATTGCCGATGAGGCTGTTGTCGCCTTCGTTGCCAGTGGCGTTGATGTCGTCGGATCCAAGGAGAAAGACGTTCTCGATGTTGGCGCCAAGAGCGTAATCGACCGCCGAGCGAACGGTATCGTTCCCTTCGCCGACACCTTCGTTGACCTGATCACCTGCTGAACCCACAAAGTACATGTCATCGCCGGCACCACCGGTCATAACGTCGTCGCCGTCGCCGCCGATGAGGAGATCGTTACCAGCACCAGCCGTGATCAGGTCATTTCCTTCTCTGCCAGCAAGACGGTTGTCACCGATATTGCCTGTGATGCTGTTATCGAGGGCGTTGCCGGTTCCATCTATGGCGCCGGAGCCTGTGAGGGTGAGGTTTTCGACGGTGTCGGACAGGGAGTAGGTGATCGAGGACAGAACGGTGTCGGTACCTGCGTCAGCGCCTTCGACCACCGTGTCACCGAGGGAATCGACGATGTAGCTGTCATTGCCGAGGCCACCGATCATGGTGTCGTTACCGGCACCGCCGACGAGGAAGTCGTTGCCGGTTCCGGCCAAGATCGTGTCGTTGCCCTGACCCGCGTTGTAGTAGAAGTCCTGCCCGGCGCGGAAAGGCGGGAAGAACGTCAGCGCGTCGTCACCGCCGGTCCCCAGAACCACACCCTCGAACGTATTGCCGCGCTGAGTGCCCGAGACGAGGTCGCGTACGTCGAAAGTGATGCCCTGCGTCCCGGCGACGAAGGTGATCCCCTCATCGTCGTAGCGGGAGACGGGCCCGGTCAGATTGCCGTCAGCATCCTCCGCCTGGACGCGGACGGCGAAGCCGCCATCCTGGTTGGTCAAGCTGCCGGCATCGTTGGTGTTGCCATTGCCCACCTCGGCCGAGGTGAAAGTCAGGCGAACGTTACCGGTACCGCCGTCGAAGCGGTCGAACCGGACGGTGTCGTTGCCGTCGCCGAGATTCACCTGGTCACTGCCGTCAGTGTAGACGTTGACGCCGAAAGTGTCGTCGCCGCCGCCGCCAAAGACGGTGTCGATCCCGGAGCCGCCGCTGATCGTATCGTTGCCGCCACCTGTCGAGATCACATTGTTACCGCCGCCGCCAAAGACGACATCGTCCGCCGATCCGGTGGTGAGCGTGTCGTTTCCGTTTCCACCCGTCAGCTGCGCCCGGACATTGCCAGTATCGACGACATTGTCACCGGTATCGGACAGGTTGAAGTTCACCGACTCAAAGCCATAGATCACGGTGCCATCGGATGCCCTGCCCGTCCCATTCTCATCAAGCGTCAACTTGATCGGGGTCGCCGAGCCGACAACTGGTCCGTTGAAATTGAAATTCACCGACAGAAAATCATTGCCTTCGCCGCCGACCAGCCGATCGAGCTTGCCGCCAGTAACCGTGTCGTCGCCAGATCCGGCGCGAACGATATCACGGACCGGATTGATTGATCCTGCGAAAATATTGGCAGGACGATCGACTGAGTCGATGGTGTCATTGCCGCCGAGGCCATTGATGGTGTCTTCTTCTTCGGTGCCGGTCAGGAAATTGTCGCCGTTATCGCCATTGATCGTAGCCATTTCGTCGTCTCCCTAGCTCGCAGCCTGAGATGCACGTGCGGCTCACGGGTTTGCGGCGACGCTTATACGCATGGTTAACCATAAAGGTTTCAGGTCGAGATCATAAGAATGAGTAACTATTGATAGTGGCCTTAGTTGTGACATTTCTAAATGTTGCTATTTAGACTGCTGCAAAATTACTACATAAATTTCGCAGTGGTTAGGGATTAAATCGACCAGTTATTTCTTATTGGAGGCGGGTAGACCATTTCTGGGCTTGCCGAGGCAAGAACGCGATGATGAGAACCGCGATGTTTCTTAACGTCCAACACGCGAACGTCCGCTTCCGAGGACGGCAAGGACCGGCAGCTACGGCAAAGCTGAGTCGGCAGCAGTACGTCCGCTTCGGGCTTGACGGCCAGGGTCCGCTCCCCGCCCTTCTCGGACATTCAGCGATGGGTACCAAACGTTAGATTTTGACAACTAGCTCGCAGCGAAATCCTGCTGTCAGCCCGTGAGGGTCCGACGGGGTCGCAGATCAGAACACTTCGACCTGCCGCAGCAGCCGCCGATAGACGGCGATGTTGATCCTGATGTTCTCGGTCACGGATGGCTTCCACAGCAGGCGGCCGTAGCGGGCCGCACGTTTCACCTGGACCGGCACGTCGAGGACCACGTCACTCGACGTCAGAGCCGCGAAGCTCTGCGTGGCCGGGACGAGGAGCGTGCTGTTCACGCCCGATCCGGAATAGACGCTGCCCCGCAAGACGGTTGGGGCCGAGGTCGCCCCCCAGAACGTCACCGTGTCGATGATGTAGGTGTCCTGGCCGTCCTGCGTCGCCATACCGAGCTCGATCTCGGTCGTGGCCGAACAGTCGACGCCCTCGGCGGTCATCAGCACGCCGTCCGGCATGTTCCAGATCGTCAGCGGGCCGTCGACGCCGTCGTTGTTCTCGATGCGGATGCCACCCCGGCCGTGGATCGGCAGGCCCATGAGGAGCGGGTTGTCCTTGGTGCCGCCCAGCTGGAACACGACGCCCCGGCCGGGGACGGAGATGACGCCGCCACCGCCGCCCGCGCTGCCGAAGCCTGCGAATATGCCGCTCATACCTTCAACCCCAGGCTATCGACGATGGCTTTGATCTTGGCATACGGCACCTCGGAGACCGGGATGCCGTCGCGGACCGCGACGTAGAACGCGATGGCGCCGGCCTCGCCGATCGACATCCAGGTCGGCTCCATCCGAAGCGAGCACATGACCGTCTCGGTAACCGCAGGGCACCCGATTTCCAGCATGTTCCGGATGATGCCGGGCGGCGGCTTGAGCGCGGCGAACGGCAGGTTCCAGTACGTCCGACCGTCCTGGACGTCGTCGATCATGTCCCCGTCTTGGGTGTATCCGCCGCCGGGGATGGTCGCATGGCACTTGGCGTGGCTGTCGGCATGGTAGCCGCCGCGCCCCATCGGTTCGAGGACCGTGCCGACGGCCGACCGGCCGATATTCTCGAAGGAAACGACACCCGCCGCCCGCATCCGGTGGCTGGTCCGGACGTAGAGATGCGCGGACCAGCCGCGCTGCCCGTAGAACTCGGTGACGTTGTGGTTATGAGGCAGGCCCCAGGTCGCCATGTTCGCCTTGAGGGCCGGGTTCACCCGAGACGAGGTCTGCGCGAGGTAGTACCAGCCGGCGGTGTAGTAGTAGTGCCACGCCCAAAATGCGCGACGCTGCGCCTTCGTCTTGCAGCGGGTGTAGTCTCTCGGAGATCCCCACTGCGAGCCACCGTTCGTCGTGATGCAGTAGGCATCGACGTATTGGCCCGAGGTGATGCCCTCGATCGTGGTGTATTTGCTGCCGCGCTCGTTGATCCAATCCTCGAAATCGGCCTCGCGAAAGGGCAGGCCATCGGGGCGGGTTGGAGCCTGGAGCGGCAGGCGCTGCGGATGCTGGGAAAAGGTCGAGCGCCAGTTGTAGGCCATGGTCCGAAGGTCACCGATGCCTTCGCCGACGATGGTGTAGCCCTGGTTTTCGCGGACGATGTCGCCCTTGGCGTTCAGCACGGCTGCCGCCACCGTGTTGCGGTTGTTGCTGTAGGCGCCGGCCAGCACCTCATTGAAGGTCGCCCGGTTCTCTGAGCGGCCAAAGGTGTAGGGGACCCTGGCGGCCCGCCCGAGCTCCGCACTGTAGGAGGCCGAGGCGAACTGCTTGGCGCGGACCTGACGCCCGTCCGCGAACGTGACGACGCCGCCGAGCTTCGTGAACTGGTCGATCTGGAAGTCGACGATCTCGATGTCCCAGAAGGTCTGGATGCCGGTCAGCATCCGGTCGCGGGCATATCGCCCCCATTCCGGCAGGTAGCGGCGCGGCAGATCCTGATACCGGCCGTAACCGCGGACCTCGGCGGTCGGCGGCGTGGTGGTGCTGTCGGCCGGCGTGCCCACGACCGCGCCGTCGGCGATGGCAGCCGTCTCGCAATCGTAGAAGAACTGCCGCCCGACGCCGCTCAGGGTGTCGGAGCTCGGGCCGACGCCGACATAATCCGGCAGGCCGAGACCGCCAGTCAGCAGGCCGCCCGGCCACTGCGCCTCGTCCGCCATCGCGACGGACAGGCCGAACTTGCGAAGCCGCGCGCCACAGGCCAAGCCCGCCCCGCCCGAGCCCATGATGAAGACGTCGACATCTGCAACGATCGCCATGGGTCAGGCCCCCAGCGCGGTGTGGAAGGCGGCAAAGGCGTTGTAGAGCTTCGTCACCTGGTCATCGGTGGGGATGGTCGGCGTGTAGAGCGACATCTTCATGGGCGTCGTCTCGCCCTGCTGGATGCCGGAGCCGGTGTTGAGCGCGCCGATGGCGAGGGTCTGGGAGCCGCCGGTGGTCTCGTTCACCGTCTTGGCCACGTCCTGCCGATAATCACCGTTGCGGTAGTAGCGGAAGTTGTCCGCGTCCCGACGGACGTAGCCCTTCAGGCCGCCGTAGCCTGGGATACCGGTCAAGATGCTCGATCCGGCGCCGGTGTAGACGGAGTCCGCCCCACTCGACCGATCCGGGTTCAGACGGATGACCGTGTTGCCGGCGGAGACCTTCGCAAAGTTCTTGAGGGTGGCGTCCGTCCAGGCGAACAGCGCATGGTTGGGAAGCGCCGCGACAGTCGGCTTGACGAGGGAGTCGATCGCATTCGAGCCGTTGAACAGCGTCCCCGAGAAGGACGTGTCCGGCTGGATGGTGTTGTCGCCGAGCAGGATGCGGCTGAACGTGTTGGTGCCCGACCAATTGATGAGGCCGTCGAAATTGCTCGGGGCCGACCCGACCCACAGGTAGCCGCCCTTGGCGCAGAGATCGATCCAGCCGGCATCGTACAGCGCGTTGTAGAGGGTGCCGACGGCTGATGTCTGCGGAGCCGTCATCGCCGTACCGTAGCGGGCCAGATGCTTGGCGGCCCGGTCAGCGGCGTTCGGATCGAGGTTGATGGTCGAGGTGAAGTCGCAAGAGATCGACGACCCATCGGTGTCGGAGATGATGCCGATGCGACCCTGCGGGAGAACGTCGAAGTCGCGCCCCTGGCCCGGACCGAAGATGTACGACCCGCCATCGGTGAGGCTCGCTACGACGCCCCTGAACGCAACGGCGATGTAGGCAGTCCGCGATGTGTTCTGGATCCGGAAATTCTGGATGATCGCGGCCCCTGCCGGAGCGGCAATGAGGGTGCCTTCGGCCTTGGAGGCGGTCTTCGGCCCCTTGAACCAGTAGACGGGTGGTGGTGCCAAGTAAGCCTCCAATTGTGCAAAGGAGTATTTCTTGATGAGCTTGACGCTGTCATCGAAGATGAAGATGCGGTCTTCCGGCGCGATGGCGTCGGCCATATCGGGAGCGCTGGTCAGGCTCTGGGACGACCTCTCGACGCTGAGGACGTCGATGGCGCCAGTGCCCTTGCCGCCGGGGATCAGGTTCACGCGACGAGTGTTCGCGGGCAGGTCGACCGTGCCGAGGCCGGCGACTAGCGAGGCGCGGAAGGTGTAGCTCTTGAAGCCCTGCGCGACCGTCAGCGGGTCGGCAGGAAGGGCCACGGTGCCATTGTCGGTGCCGTCGGCCTTGAAGCACGCGAAGACGAAGACCGGGGCGTTGTTGGCCGGGTTGGCGGGGGTCGTCGTGTCGTCGATTCCCCGCTTGACTACGGCCTTGAACTCTTCGACCTGAGTGTCATCGAGCGGGATCTGCGCGATCGGCCGAGCGGACGCGACGCCCGTGATCCGGAGAGCCGGCCCCATGGTCGTTGCGACGATGCTGTAGGCCCCGCTTGCCACCAGCGGTGCGGCGGCCGACGAGGTCGCGGCGATGGATGCCGTCCACGTCCGGGGCGCCTCGCCAGGACGGCCCCAGTAGCGGGTGGTGCGAACCGCCGCGCCGTCGGCGACGAGGTCAGTGCCGTTGCTGATGCCGCCCAACGCCTCGACGGTCTGAAGGCGGGTGTTGATGTTGGTGATCTGGTTGGTGAAGCCTTCGGCGGTCGTGAGGCGGCCTTCGATCAGCGCAATCCGCGCCCCGACAAGGCTTGTCGAGCCAAGCAGGATCGCCTGCAGACGATCCAGCCCCATCCGACCCGTCGTTGGCGGACCATCTCCATTCAGCCGAAAGTCGCCGATGAACTCGAAGAGATCACCGACGGGCAGTTCCGTCGTAAGCGGCATGCACAGGGTCTCCCGCGCGCCATCGCTCGCGAAAGCGAGGCGGCGTCAGGTTGCTCGGATGGTGGTTGGGTGGTTCAGATCACCGGCGCGAAGGAGCAGGCCCAGGCCAGCATTCCCTTCGTGGTGTCGCCCGCGTACGAGATCGTGCTGGGGGCGCTGCCCAGGTTGAGGCGATCCTCGATCGCCATCGTCCCAGACGCCCCCGTCGATGCGGACGTGTTGGCCGTGACGATGAGGAGCCAGAAGTCGACCGAGACCTTCTGAATGGTCGCGGTGACGCCGCTGAACGTGGTCCCGCTCGGGGTGCCGACGCTGATCGTGCCGGCCGAGAGGTCGAAGGTCGTCCGCACGTAGTCACCCGCTCCGGTGCCGGAGCTGTTGATGAGGTCGATACGGCCCGCGGTTCGGCCAGCCGCTTTGACGCCCCAGACCGCACGGAGCTTCGCGCCGGAGGTCAGCCCGGTCGCCTTGTAGGCCGCCGTGTGGATTCCGGTGGCCGTCGTCTCCGAGATCATCGTGGCGGCGTTGCCGTCTGGCCCGGTGCCATTCAGCGCTGCCGTTGCCGCGGTCTTGAGCCAAACGGCGTTTGTCAGGTCGTTCGGGAACTGTGTGATGTTGCCCGGCTGCGTGACGTAGAGCAGCGACTGCGATGCGCTGGGCCCGCTGGAGACGCCCGACCCGTTCAGCGCCGTCAGCCACCATGTGATGTAGCCGAGCGAGACCGTATCGGTGAGGGTGTCCGTCTGGTTGGGATCGACCGCCTTGCTGACGCTGAGGCCGCCGTCCGCGAACACCTTTCCGAAGCCCTGCGCGCGAAAGAGTTGAACGCTGCGGGCGTTGCCGCCGGACTGTTTGATCGCGTGGTTGACCGTCGTCCCGGCGAGCGTCGCCGAGGTGTAGGTCGGTGCCGAGGGAGCGACGTTGTCGGCGGTGGCGCGGATCGGCGAGCCCGATGCCGCCACGAACGGGCTGATGTCCGCCCCGGAATCCGTCGAGAGCGCGCCCTGGACCTCGTAATCCGTGCCATCCACCAGCGGACCGGACGCGATCGAGGTTCGCCCTGATGCGTTTAGCGGGAGCGTGGTCCACGCGGTGGCTCCGACCGATCGATAGCGACCGACGAGCGAGAGGTCGTCCCGTACCGGTGTCGAGCAGGTGAGCTGCAGATAGACGATGCTGGTCGTGCTGCTCACCGCAGCGCGCTCGACCGCAACGACGAGCCCGGTCGGGGACGGCGCGTCGGTGGCGCCGACGGTGTGCGTGGCGAGCGCCGTGAGGTCGCCGGCTGTCCCGCGCGTGGAGACGCCGCGGGCCTGATACTCGATCACGTCGTTCTTGGCGTAGCCGGCGAGAAGCACACTGCCCGCACCCGCCAGGCCGGCGCTCGTCAGCCACGTCGTGATGCCGACCTTGCGGCTGAGTACCTGGAAGGTCGCGAGCGGCGTCGTGCCAGAAGGGTTCGGGCGCAGATTGACGACGACCGGATAGGGGTTGTCGGTGGTGGCGAGGCTGGACGCGGACGTCCCGGAATCGACGCTGACGACGATCGGCGCGACGGGGATGCTGACGGGCTGGTCCACCACAGCGCCAGCGCGGCCGCTCCATGCCGGCGGCACGTCGGCGGCGACGAGCGCCTCGATCTCCGGCGCGTGCGGGATCAGCGTGAGCGCCGCGGTGAAGTCCTTTTGGGGCTGGATGCCCTTCACGGTGCACGACTGCGAGACCCGCGTGGCTTTGCCGAACATGATCAGATCGTCGTAGGCCGGCAGCGTGCCCGGACCCGTGAGGATCAGCACGTTCGAGGTGCCCGCCACCGTCTGGACCGGGAACACGTTCGAGGTGCCGTCGGTATAGCGGACGCGGGCGGCGTAAAGCTGTCCCGCCTCCATGGTCAGCATCTCGTCGACGACGATGCCGGAGTTGGTCACGGTGACCACGCGGGCGGAGGTCTGGTCGCGGTCGAGAACGTCGTGCGAAAGCTCGACCCGATCGCCACGGACGGGCACTAGGCTCTCAAAGTCCTGGTTCACCGTGAAGGTGTCCAGCCGAAGCATGATCTCGTACTGGCGCTTGCGGGCCTCCTTCCAGACCTGGGCCGGGTTGGTGATGCCGGGCAGTTCGAGCTTCTCGATGACCTTCGGCTGACCGACGAAGCCGGGCCACGGTACGATCCGCTCGGCCTTGATGTAATTGTTCGTCTCGTCGAGGAAGCTGACACGGAACGCGTCGGGGAAGGTCAGATAGGACCGCTCGCCCTTGAAGCCCCAGCTGTTTCGCGGGGTGATGTGCGCGACGATCGTATCCAGCGCCCGGTCGATGACGACGCCCCAGCGGTCGCCCTTGTCGTGCGGACTGGCCCTGCCGGCGGCGGCGATGTCGGAGAGCACGTCGAGGACGGATGCCTCGTAGTCGTGGATCCGGTTGTAGGTCAGGCCATTCACGGCACAGTAGACGTGCCAGGCCCCCAGCGCGTCGACCTCGTCGACCGTCAAGGGATAAGCGCCGGCTGGCCCCGTCAGCACATGCCGGAACAACGAGGCCGGGTTCTGGGTCTCGCGCGCGATCCACGTTCCGGTCGCGACGTCCCAATCCGGGCAGATGCAGAAGGCGTCGCAATTGTACTCGTCGAGCGTGCCGTTCAGCTGCCCGGTCGCACGGATGCGCACGGCGGACACCGCCAGTGGAACGTCGAAGTTCAGCGGGTATTCCGGCCGGAAGGAGCGCAGCGCCGTCCATTGCGATCGGCCAGTGCGTTGGATGTCCTTCTTCGAGAAATCCTGGTCGGGCCTGTCGAAGTCGCCGCTGGTCCGCGTGATCTCGATCTCGTAGAGGCCGCGCTCCGGCACGTCGTACGGGAAGGTGCGGGTGAATGGCTTGCCCGAGAGCTTCGCGAAGACGGAGATCGGGATCGTGGTCCAAGCCTCCGTCCCGACCTTGCGGTAGCGGAGCGTGAAAGTGACGCCGACGCTGACCTTCTTGCCGTCCTTGTCGACGCCGCCGAGCCCGCCAGGGAAGCCGATATCGATCGAAAAGCTTGAGACATCCGCCTTCGTGAACCGGGTCTGCGGACCCGCACCCGGGCCGCCGTTCAGAAGCTCGATCGACAGGCCCCGCTCGACGATCTGACGCGGCGTCAGGGTCAGCGGAGCATCTCCGACCCGTCCCTCGCGATGCTCGGCGGTGACTTCTTGGTATCGCTCGATCGGCGTCTCACCGATGCGATGGTTGCGCACGGCGAGGGGGCCGTAGCCGTGGATGAAGAGGGCTGTGACGAATCGGTCGTCGCCCACCGTTTCCGTGTAGGGCAGCATGCCGTAGGGCGGCATCGATTTGTGGAAGCCGAGGATGGCCGGCACGACGCCGTCGGGCTGCGCCTGGTTGCGCAGCCCCTGGATGCCGTAGGTCGCCGCGTCCTTCTTGTCGCTGCGGACCGGGATCAGGGCGTTGATGAGGAGCGTGCCGGCGAGCAGCGTCGTCGTCGTGATGGTGCCGGACAGGATCGTGCCGAGCGAGCCGGTGCCGACGCCGCCGAGACCACCGAACAGCAACTCGCCGGCCAGCATCGGTCCGTAGAACTGGCCCGCGGCGACGGCCGCCACGGTGAGGGCGATCAGCAGGACGTTGCGCAGGATGTCGCCCTGCGGCACCACTCGGATCAGCACCTGCATGCCGGGCTTCGGCTTCACCGCGTGCCACAGCGCCTCGGCGATCGGCTGCCCGTTGATCGTGACCCGGAAGTATGCCCCGCCCAGCCTGCGCCCCGCCGGCATCGCCTCGGCGACCATCTGAGCGATGCTCTGGCCCGGCGCGACCATGAGATCGACCCGGCCACGGGTCGGATCCAGCAGGTGAGGCTGAGCGAGAACGCGGACGGGTGCGTTCATCAGGCGGCTTCCATGACCGGGTCGAGGATCCGCGCCTTGTGCCGGTATGCCCCGACCAAGCGCGATGCCCACCGGCCCGTCGTGAAGTCGACGAGGCAGCTGTCCTGATCAGTGTCGATGTGGAGCATGCGCCCGCCGCCGATCGCAATGCCGACGTGATGGGTGAGCCCGGCGCGCTGGAAGACCAGGATGTCGAAGTCCTGGACGATCTCGAACTGCGCACCTGCGGCATGCACCTCGACCCACGGCCCCGCAGCCGACGTGTTCTCGGCGAACACCGCAGCGACCTCGGCCCGCTCCGTTAGCGACGATACGGCAGCGGCGTAGTCCGGCACCTCAATCCCGAGCTGCTCGGCGTAGACGAGGCGGGCGAGGCCCCAGCACGCGATACCTTCGCGCGTGAGCCCGCGGGCTCTCCACGGGAGCCCGACATAGTCGGCAGACCAATGCATGAGATGCCTATGCGTTGAGGCGGTGAACGGCGAGCGTGACGGCCATGCAGACGCAGACCGTCGTGGCGACTTGCGCCCCGTCGGCGCCGAGTGATGCCGAGGTGACGGCGGACACGGCCGCGATCAACGCGGCTTGCGCTGGGCTCACGGAAACAGGCTGGGGAACCGGCTCGGCGACATGCGCCCGGCCGGCCAGGGCTCGGAGGTGTAGGGTTCGCGCGAGATGTCGAGCGACACGGCGTCGGCGTCGTAAGATGCCTTCACGCCGCGAAGGTTGGTGTAGCGGGCCTCGATCGTGTCCGGCGACAGCGCCATGACCACCGTCAGGTCGATCCGCGCCGGCGACGAGATGGCCCTCAGCGGAGCCGCCATGTCGGGCGCCACGTTCTCGAAGGCCAGGGTGGTCTTCGGCGGCGTGTCCTTTTCGTCGTCGGGCATGATCGCGCCCATGATGACAAAATCGTAGTCCTGCCCCTGGTGGCGGGTGCCGTAGCGCAGCGGGTCCAACGAGAACCGCATAGTCGGATCGCTCGACAGGTAGACGGGCGCCGGCAGGCTCGAATGCGTGATCTTAATCAGCATCACCGGCCCGTCGTCGGTCGTTGAGGCGTTCATCGCCTTGCGGGCGTTCAGCGAGATCAGGCGGCCCATGAGTACAGCACCGTCATAGGAACCGGGACGACGAAGGACATGCCGCGCGTGCGGGTGCCGACGTTCGGGCAGGTGCCGCCGAACTGGACCAGCCACCACTTCGCGTTCAGCAGCGGGGCGCCGTTTGCCGTCAGGATCGGCATGCCGCTCTCGGTCAGGATCGGAATTCCGCCGCGCGTCTGGTCGGGAAACCAGAACGGACGAACGCCGCCGCCGGTGTCGACGTCCCAGAAGCGTTCGAGGATGGTCATCTGCTCGGCGTCGATCTTGATCGAATGCTGAACCGGCTTGCCAACCGACGAGGATCCGCGTCGCAACTTCGCCGGCCCCCGCTCGGGGGCGGTCTGTAACCTGCCTTCGCGGAAGCCCTCATTGTAGCCCTCGGCGAGGACACGCTGGGGCAGGCTGGCCGGCCAGAGAGGGATCATCGGGTGGCGACCCTCTGCTGGCTCATGGCCTGCTGCCCCTGGCGGGTGCTCGCGCCCTGAACGAAGGCTTCGCGGATGAGGATTTCGGGACGCTTGCCGCCGCGGCCGTCGGGAACCTCGCGCTTCTCGACCCGCGCGCCCTCGAACTGGTTGATCACGTTCAGGTCGATGGACTGAGCGCCGGTAGAGTTGGCAGGGCCATCGAACTTCGGCACGTAGCCGGCGGCAAAGCGCGGGAGCCGGTTCTCGTTCATGGCCTTGATCATCGGACCGAAGCGCCGGGTGGCATCAGCGTTGACGATGGATTCCCCGTTCGAGATCATCGCCAGGATGCTATCCGAGGTCCCGGTGCCGGGGCCGTAGACCACACCCTCAGGCGTCATGCCGGTGGCGAACTTCGGCAGGATGCTGGTCAGAAAGGTGCCGATCGAGCCGCCGTCCTTGCTCGACCCGGCGAACATCATCGAGATCGCGCTATCCAGCACCTTGTCGGAAAGGCGCGAGGCCAGACGCCCAAGGGCGTTGGTCATGGCGGTGGACAGAAATGCGCCCTGCATCAGGTCGATCTTCAGATCCTTGAGGAATCCGCCGGTCGTGCTCTTGGTCTCCGACAAGCGCTGAAGATCGCGCAGGCGGTCATAGTAGGCGTCGAACTCCTTGGTGCCTTCCTCGGCATAGCCCCGCGCGCCCATATAGACCGACTGCTCCTCGGAGGTCCGGCCGAGGGCGCCGTAGGCGTTCGAGGTGTCACGCTCGAAACGAGAGGACAAGGCGGTCGAGGAAGCCTTCTGACGCGCATCAGCGACACCTAGAATGGCGGATCGTTGCGCCTGAAGTTCTGCTGTCAAACTGGAGACGGGCGCTTTCAGCAACTCTTCTGCAGTTTTAAACCGGACGCCAATCTCCTCACCGTTTTCGCGGGCGGCATTCAACTGATCTTGGACTGTCCGCAGGTACTCTTGGCGAGATGCGCTCTGGTCGTAGGCAGCCGCCTCAGCGCGGATCGCAACGACGCGCTCATTGGATGCCCGCGCCGGTGCGTTGTTCCCGGTCGCGCGCTTCTGCGCATAGTCCAAAACGTCCTGAACCGTAGCGGCGCCGTTCTTGAACACCTCGGGGTTCTTGGCGGCGGCGGCTCGATCGACAGAGGCAGCGTTGGCCGACGGGTCGGCGTCGAGGAACTTCTTCGCACTGCCGGGCCCGAGGAAATACCCAAGCTGTGCATTCCGAGGTGTTCCAGCATAGCCAGTGTCCGTCAGCTCCTTGGTAATCTGCTGAAGGTAGATCCCAATGTATTTTTCAGAGATCGGCCGGTTCGTGCGCAGCTGAGCGATCGTGTCATCCGCGATCTTTTGGTTGGCGCTGGCCGCATCGATCTCTGCAGCAGCCTCAGTGTCGTAGCGGCGAAACAACTCGACGAAGGTGCTTTTCAGGAACTGTCCGGCACCTAATGCGGACGAGCGCTGGTTTTTTGCGTAGTTGTTGCCTCCGCTCTCAGCCGCAATGGTAGTCGCAATTGAATCGTTCGGGATCACCGTAGCGCGGATCACCGCCTGACGGTTCTGCGCAGCCAGGGCTGCGAGGGCGGCTGTGCGCGCTTCGTTCAGGCTCTCGACCGACACCGTACGCCGGCCGGCGTCGCCAGCCTTCCGCGACTCGATGAGCTGATCGTACTGATGGTTCAACTGCGCAACGGCGAGGGAATAGCCCTGTAGATCGCCCGTCGACTTAGCAAAATCAGCCTGCTTCAGGGCAGTCGCCGCAGCGTCGCCGCCCTTCGCCATGTTGGCGCGCATTTCGGCGATCTGTACGTTCAGAGCCTTGTAGGTCTCAAGGGCTTCCTGTGCGCCTACGTTGATCTTCGGATCGGGGCTGAGCAGCATCGTCGACAGCCCGTTGCCGATCCTCTTCTGAACGGCTTCCAGCGCCTCGATGCCGGCAAGCCCGGGATTGACGAGTTTCGTGGCGCGGGTCGACTGGTTGGCGATGTCATCGGCCTGGGCCCGCGCCGGAGCGTTGCGTGCCGTATCGGCTTGCGCCTGCAGGTCGGCCACGACCTTCCGCTGACGGGTCGCCTCAGCCTCGTAGAGGTAGGAATTTGACTTGCTGCCGTATTTCGAACGAGAGGCTTCGAGCTCGGCCAGCCGCGCCTGAGCGTCTGCGATCCGCTTCTCGAACGTGTCGGTGCCGTCGCCGAACATCGCCTTACCGATGAAGTTGATGTTGTCGGAGAACCCCTGCTTCGTCCGCTCCCATTCGCGCGAGAGGCCGCCCATCTGGGACGAGGCCTTGGTCAGGGTCGCCGGCAACGCGTCGAGGATGACTTTGACGGCGCCCGTCTGGTCGCCGGCCGCGGCCAGCTTCTTCGCCATCTCACCAGCGCCGCCGCCAAGCGGGCCGAGCTTCGCCTCAAGCGCATCGACGCCCGTCGCGACGTTGGCCAGAGCGCCGGCCAGCTCGCGGGTCGCGTCGGGAATTTCCTGCTTGGTCGTGCTGGCGTAGTCGCGCTGGATCTTGATGAGGTCGCCGAAGAACTGTGGCGCGATCCGACCAGTAGAGGCGTAGACGCCCGCCATCTCGCGCGCGGACGCAACCGATACTTCACCCTGGCGCGCCGACGCCTCGGCCGTGGCGTTCAACTGAGCCACCGTGGCACCGCTGAGGCGGCCGATGCCGTTCAACGACATCTGAGCCTCTCGCTGGCCCGCCGAATAGGTGCTGTAGGCGTAGGCGAGCGTGCCGCCGATCGTGCCGATGATGGCGGCCGTCGCGGTGAGCGGTGTTACGAGTTTGCCCACCGCCTCGGCGACGCCCGACAGGACACCCGAGACGCCACCCTGTCCCGGCCCGAAGGTCTGCATGACCTGGCCGCCCTGCTGGAGCAGGATCGTCAACGGAGATGCGCCGCTCGCAGCGGACGCTACCACGTCCGACACCTGATAGGTCAGGTTCTGCAACTGATCCGGACGAAGGCCACCGGTGCGCTGGCGCTCGGTCGTCTTGGAGAACTCGTCATAGGTCATGCGAGCCTTAGCCACGGCGGCGGTGTGCTCGGTGACCTTGATCGACCCCTTCGCCAGCAACTCGTCGGCATTGGCGACAGCCGCATTCATGCGCAGCTGCGCCGCGCCGAGCGGGTCGATCACGGCGCGCAGGGCTGTCGCTCGCTGCTCAAGATCCTGATGGGCTCGGGCTGCCTCTTCGAACACCTCAGCCGAGGCGCGGGCGGACTTCGCAGGAGCTGCGTCGATCCCATAGGCGGACGCGACGTTCGCCTGCGTGCTCGCCGCCATCTGGGTCGCGCGAGCATCGCGGATGGTGGCGTTCCTGCGCTCCGCCTCCTCGGCGGCGCGGAGCTGCTGCTCGAAGACGCCCGCCGAGCTGCGTGCTGATGCGCTGGGGGCTGTATCGACGCCGAGCAGAGAATTGATGCTAGTCTGCGCGCGTCCGGCGGCCTCCGCTTCCTTCGCGGCTTGTGCGAGGCGCTGGAAGCGCTGGACCTGCCGATCGGACGCGGCGCTGGCCCGATCCATCGACACGACGACGCCATCGAAGGCCTGCTTTCCAGCCGTGCCCGTATCGTCGAAGACGCGCTTTACCTCGGCCCCACCCTCGACACCGAGGCGGATTGCAACAGATTGGGTCATCACGCCTCCAGTTTGAGGGGTTCGGGCCGGATAGGTCTTAAGTGTCTTGCTCAGCCTTGGCCTGATAGGCGCCCATGATGACCGCCTCGACCGCCGGCAGGCATTCGGCAAGAAGCGCGGACTTCGCGCCCATGGCGTCGGCCATCATCAGCACGGCGGTGAAATCGAGTCCGTAGGGCGCGTTATTCCCATACCGGACCTGGGCGCCGCATGCTCTGATGACCGCCCAGGCGCTGATCCCGTCGGCAGTCTGAGGTGCGCTCTCAGTGTAGGGGCACGCCTCGCACTGGACCTTGCAGGCGGCGCAGTATTCTTGACCCTCGTCGGCAAAATGCCACTCGGCGAGGGCCTTCAGGCGTTTTTTTCCCGCTCCCGGTCGAGCGCCGGGCCGACATAGTGGCGGTCGAGGGCGTCGTAGGCGCGCCAGTCGTCGAGCAGCAGGTCGATATGCTCGGGCGTGACGACGATCACGGCACCATCGGAGTCGCCAACCCCTTCCCACTCCACGATCCCGGCATGGGCCAGGGACCGGACGAGAGCGATCCCAGCATGGGTCCCGACGTTCGGATTGCCGGCCTCGGCATCCGCCTCCGACGCCACCCGGTTCTCTAGGAACACCTTACCCGCCTCGTCGCGTCCGATCAGCACCATGGCGACGCTGATCGGACGGACGCGGACGCGCACTCCAGGGAGCAGATCGAGCCACGCGAGGTCGGTGGCAGCGGGTTTCAACTTGAGCATGCGGGACTGGCCAAAGGTGCGAGAGGAATTGGAGGGAGTGGGCGTCAGCCCGTGTAGGCGGTGACGTTGTTGACCAGCGTCGCGGGGACGGACTTGCCCAGCGTCATGTCCTTGGCCGCCTGGAACGCGAAGGTGGCCTGGACGCCGTTCGGACCGGTGACGGGCGTCTTGGCGCGCGGCAGGTAGACAGCATGCGCCTTGATGATGAGCGTGCGCGCCGAGTCCGTGACCCAGCCGAAGGTGAGCTCCACCGGCAGGCCCGACGTGGCCTGATCCAGCAGGACGGTGTTCGCGAAACGGGTCACGATGGAGCCCGTCATGCCGACCATGCCCGCATCGGCATCCTCGATGCGTCGGTCACCGCGAATGACTTCGACCTTGTCGAGTTTGTTCGAGTAGGTGAACTCGGCCGAGACAACGGAGCCGAGCGCAACGCCGCCGCGGGTGATTGCACCCTGGAACGGCGAGAAGCGCTCGACCGAAGCTTCCAGTGGCGTGCCGGAGCCCGAGGCGACGAGCTTGTTCTCGCCCTGGGCAATGAGGCCCAGCGTCGCCGTCAGCAGGCCGGAGCGCTGCATCTGGATCCGCATGGTGTTGCCGCGAACGCCATAGTTCTGGCCGTAGCTTGGCACTTCGGGCAGGCCGATCTCGACCGTCGCCGACGGCAGATCGCGCGCGCCGGACGTGAAGACGTGGGTGTTGACCGCACCGGCCGTGGTGGTCGCCGGCTCGCCCATGAAGAGACGGAGCCAGTTGCCGAAGTTGCGCAGGTCGATCGGCACGACGACGTCGCCGTCGTTGTTGATGACATCGCGCGAGGGGGGCAGCATCTCGCGGCCGTAGCCGAGAAGATCGTCCGCGATCAGACCCTGCTCCTCGCCGAGGTTCGACGAGACGAAGGGCAGCTTGCGATACCCCGTCGTCGGCGGGGTGCCGTAGGTGGTTTCAAACGCAGCCGTCATGATGGCGTTCGCGCCGCGGGCTCTTGCCATGGTCGTCTCCTCGGGATCGGATCAGTTCAGGGGATCGGTGGTGCCGTAGACGGCGATGAGGCCGACGAGGGCGGACCGGGAGACGGGCGCGCCGTCTGCGGTCAGGGGCTCGGTGACGGCCGCCTGGACCATCACGTAGTCGCAGAGGCCACCGAGCGTCCGGTCGGCCGCGACGGCCTCACCGACCGCCTGCATCATCTTATCGAGGCGCTCTTCGGCGGAGACCGTCCGGGTCGCATTGGCCGCGAACTCCAGCGGGATTTCGTGCTTGTAGATCCAGATGGTCGGGCTCAGCGTCACGTCGGGTTCGCCCGGGTCACCATCGTCGACGTTGACATAGCCGCCAGCCGGAATCGTCTGCTGCTTGACCTCGTTACGGTAGTGGGTCGCCTTCGGCAGGGCCGCGGCCACCAGCGCCACGACGGCCTGGATCACCTGTTCGCGCTTGCTTGGCATCAGGGCGTCCAATTCGCGGCGATGGCGCCGGGGATGCGGTCTGCCCAGCGCTTGGCGGTGGCGTCGATGTCGAAGCGCTTCCGCAGTTTCACCTGCTTCACCAGGATGAAGATCACGACGAACTGGCGCCCCTTCTCGGGACCGCTATCCTTGATCGCGCGGAATGACTTCCGGCCCTGGTAGCGGCGCGCCTGGCGCCGGTAGAAGGCATCGGCGACCAGCACCCCACCGGTGCGGGTCGGGATGAAGCGCAGCTTGACGCCGGTCTCCCGCTCCCAGGATGCCGGGCTCAGGGTGTTGTCGGTCGAGCCCTTGGAACGGCGCTTCGAGATCTGACGGACGCCGGCCTCGGGCGTCGGGATGGCGAGGTACTTCCGCCCGCTCGCGACGATGGTCGCGCCACGGTCGAAGGCGTCGATCAACTTCGGGGCGTTCGTGCTGACGAAGGCGGCAGCGTCGACGCTCTCACCTGTCTTCGGGAAGGTCTGGCCGCGCCAGGTGTTCGCGAGGCGCTGGCCGAGCCCAGCCGAGGTGACGTCGTCGCGCAGATCCTGCTTCAGGCCACCCTCGACCTCGCGCATGGCGGCCGTCACCGACTTGGCAATCTGGACCTCCGCGCCGGACAGGGCCTGCCGGATGTCGGGGACGGTGGCGCGGTATCTCACGGCTCGTCCGTGTCGTCGGGCTGAACGGCCGCCACCTCACAGGTGCGGACCAGCCGCCGAGTGTCGATCTTGGCCATGCCGATGACGATCAGCGTCTCGGTGACCTCGCCATCGTCGTCGAGCAGGTCGACCGCATCGCCCTTCGCCGGTACGGCCACCTCGGAGAGGCGCACGTCGATCAGCGTGGCGTTAAGATCGAACTGGTTGCCAGCAAGACCAACGACGGCCTCGGGCGATTTTCTGATGACGCGGACGGAGACCCCATCGGAGCCACCGCCCGCGCGCCAGATCGCATCGATCGCAAGGTTCGGGTCGTCGAAGATAGCATCGACGCCCATTGCGAACGCATCCATCAGGCCGCGCGCAGCGCCGTGATGATGTCGGCCTTGGTTCGGGCTGCCGAGATGTCGACACCCTTCTCCTTGGCGAGCGCTTCGAGGTCGGCCTTCGACTTATCGTCGAGGCCGTCGGTTGAAGCAGGGATCTCGGCCTCGGCCGACGGCGAGGAACGCTGGAGACCGTCGACGGCAAAGCCGCCCTTCTTGGCCTCCTCCCCATGTTTGTCGGGAAGGTCCCCGATCCAACCACGCGGGGCGGTGACCTTCTCGCCGTGCTCGTTCTTGTAGGAGAACGCCTTGATGATCCGGACGTACATCGAGACCTACCTCAGGTGCGCGTGAGCTTCACGATCACATCCGGGCGGAGGCAGATCGGAAGCACGTTGGACTCGGTGTGAATCTCCTGGCCCTTGCCGTGGGGCAGGTCATCCGTGGAGACGAACACCTTCGTCGAGGGCGGGATGTTCGCCTCCTGGATGGTGTCCGGGGGCGCGAGGTAGCGCTTGAACAGTGGCGTCCCAAGCGGGAGGGCGATGGCCTCGTTGTCGCCGACGGCGTCGCGGGTCACGAAGGTCCCGTCTGCCTGACGATAGCGGAAGTCCTCGTCGATCCGCTCGATGGTGAGACCCGCGAACACGAAGCTGTCGGCGACATCGTCGCGGGCAGGATTCGGGGTCGGGCCCGCATAGTTCTTCAGCGCCTCCTTGACGCTGGCATGGCCAACGTAGCGGTCGAAGAACTCGGTGCCGGCGAGGACACGCACACCGCTCGACGGCGTGCCGCGCAGGGCCTTGCGGATCAGGGCCTTGGTCGCCCGGTTCTTCGACGCGACATCGGCCGAGGCGTTGTCGAGGTCGAAGTCGACGACGCTCTGTGTGATCTCGAAGGTCGAGAATAGGTCGCAGAGGACCCGGCCCGTCGCGTCGAGCACCAGACCGTTCAGGGCGCCCCAATCGAGGTGGTGGTGGGTGGCATCGTGCTTGGCCCGGATCAGCTCCAGCTTGCCGTTGTAGATGTTGGCGAGCGTCTGGAGGGCGTAGCCGTTGCCGTAGACGAGCAGGTTCTGCAGGTCCGAGGGCGTGATGGCATCGTCGAGCGGGAAGTGCGGGATGCGAACCAGCGCCTCCTGCCGGTCGGTGCCCATGTTTTTGTTGCTGGGACCGCCGCGCTCGCGCGCCGGGATGATGGTGATCTCGCCTTCCTCGATCGCGATCACGGCGTAGGTCGTGTTGATCGGCGTATCGGTGAAGATCCCCAGCTGCGCGGGGCGGCCGGTGACGTAGGGCGGGATGTTGACGGCCTCGGTGAGGCGGTCGGCGGCGAACTCCGGCGCGCGGAGCAGATCGAGAGGCGTTGGCATTGATCAGACTCCCATACGAGCGACGACGCTCTTGGCTTCGAGTGCGGCGAGAGCGGCCGACTGCTGGGTTGCGGTGATGCCCGCCGGCCATTCGAGGGCCTGGAGGACGACTTCGGCGTGGCGAGCGAGGACGACAACGCGCTGATCGGCGCCGGTGGTGTCCACGTTTTCGAGCAGGATGACGGCGGCGGTCTGCGATCCGTCGGTGGCGGCAGGCGCCAGCTTCGTCAGCTTGCCGGTCGTGGTGATGCGACCGAGCACGACACCGGGCCGAAGCACGCCCTGGCCGGCGGCGAGGATGCCCTCGTCGCGGCTGATGCGGTTCCGACCTTCGGTCTTCACGACGTCCGAGTCGGTCTTGTAGGAGAGGGTCTTGAGAGCCATGGGTCGATCCTCCTCAGGCCTTGCCGCCGTGGCGGCGCTTCATGTCGGCGACCAGGTCGACGGGCTTGGGGGCTTCAGCTCCGGCCCCGGTCTCGGGTCGGATGTGCGAGGAGATCGCGGTTTTCTCCTCGGTCGCGCAGATCGCGTTCAGCAGGGCGTCGCTGATCTCGGCGGGGCTCTTACCCTCGGCCAGCATCTTCGTGCCGAAGTCGGCCGCGATGGTCGGGTCCTTCTTGCGGGCCAGCGCGACACGCTCGCTGACGTTCGCCACCGTCTGAATGCGATCCTTGGCCTGGGCCACGGTCACGCCTTCGGTGATGAGGCTTGCGGCCATCGCAGACACGCCGGCTGCGACGCAGAGGGTGACGATCTCGGCAGAATTGGCGCGAGACACGCTAGTCGTGTCGGTGACGGGCTTGGTGCCGTCGACGGCCGCCGCGAGAGCAGCACTCGGGTTCGGAGGAATGACGGGCTCGCTGCCCGCCTTGTCGTTCGCCATGGGGGTCTCCTTGTGGCGGGGGGAAGCGGCGGGCACGGCCGCACTCGGGCGAATGCGCTTTGTCCAGGCGCGCTGGTCGGCCAGGGCGACGAGGCGCTCCGGCGGATGGCTAAAAAGGCGGTAGTCGAAGGCGGTCGGCTCCGGCTCGGCGTCATCGTTGGCGGCGCGAGCCAGGGTCCGGTCGGCATAGCCGGCGGCGACAGCCTCCTCGGGCGTCATCCAAATCTCGGCCTGCATGTCGGCCCGCGCCTCGGCGACTGTCTTGCCGGTGCGCTCCGAGTAGATGCCGGCCATGGCCGTCGCGAGCGCAGTCAGTGCCCGGATCTGAAGCTGGTGGTCCTCGATCGTACCGAAGGTGAACCCTGAGGGGTCGTGCACCATCATGAGCGCGCCGAGCGACATGACGATCTCGTCGCCGGCCATGGCGATGACGGACGCGGCCGAAGCCGCGATCCCCTCGATCACGATGACTTTGCGGCCCCTGTGACCAGCGATGGCCGCGTGGATGGCCGCGCCCTCAGTGGCGATGCCGCCGCCGCTGTTCAGGCGGATCGTGACATCCTGATCGCGGCCGACCTGCGCCAGCGCGAAGATGACGTCTGCCGAGGTGAAGCAGTCGTCCCAATAGAGATCGCCGACCGTCCCCGTGAGGATGATCTCATTCCCATTGACCAGAGTGGCCATGGTGCCTCCGTGATGGTGAGGGTCAGTCGCTCGCGCCGGGCGGAGCGTTGTCGTCCGGGACCGGCGCCGGCGCGGCCTGAGCCTTCGTTGCCTTCTGCCGCCCGTCGCTGAAGTAGGTGAGGCCGAGCTCGTCGGCGCGGTCGTTGTCGGACTTGTTCTCGGCGTCGACCGCCTCGGCGTCGTACCCGCTCTCGGACACCTTCCGGGATCGGGTGGAGAACCCGGCCTGGATCTCCAAGGTCTTGCCTTCCACGTCCTGGACGGGGTGGATGTACGGCCAGGCCTGCGGAATCCAGTTCACGGCGTAGGCGTCCTGCCGACGCATCTCGGTCGGCAGCGTCAGCGCGCCCGATAGGAGGGCGAGGTCGATCCAGCGGATCCAGATCGGCCGGCACACCTGATAGACGACGAGGTGATGCTGCCACGCCTCGACGGCGCGGCGGAAATCGTTCAGCGCGGAGCGCAGCGTGCGATCGTTGAGCTCGCCGTAGTCGCCGCTGAGCACCTCGTAGAGGAGGCCGCAGGCAACGGCGATATTCCGCTTGGCCTCGCGGACGAACATCTCGAAGTTGGGCCCGACGTCCGGCGGGTTCGAGAATGTTACGTCCTCGTTGTCGTCGAGCACCTGCAGGGTGCCGGGTTCGAACTCGACCGTGCCGACACCGTAATCATCGGCGCCATCCGATCCGATCGGCCCGGAGCCCGGCGAATCGATCCCCTCGGCCGCCTCCTTGCGGATCCGCTTGATGAAGCCGACGAGGCGGGATGCGTTCTTCTTGCGGACCAGCTCGGCATCGAAATAGCCGTCGAGGTCGTAGAGGGTGCGCAGCGCGCGGGCGAGCCAGGGTTCGCCGCGATCCTGTCCCGGACGCAGGGCGCGATACAGGTGGCAGACGTCGGTGGCGGGCACCTCGGCCAGATCCGGCGCCACCTGCGATACCTGCCCGTCGCCGGGATGTTCACGATAGAGGAAGTACCCGACCCGCTTGCCGATGACGTCGTACTGAATGCCGCTGCGGACCCGGTTGGCAGGCTCGTTCTTCGTATGCGGGCAGTGCTCGCCCTCCAGAAGCTGAAGCTGCAGCGGGACAGTCAGGTTGTCCTTAGGTCGGCGGGTACGGAGGCGAATGAAGGTCTCACCGCCCTCGATCATGCCGCGGACGGCCAGTGCCTGCAGGCCGTAGAAGTCCAGGGCTCCGACCGAATCCGCCTGATCCGTCCAGTCCAGCCAGAGGCGCTGGATCTGGGCACGGAAGGCGGCATCCTCCTTCTTGATCTTTTTCGCTCGGGCGGGCGTCAGGCCCTCGACTGGCCGCGCTGCGGTGGAGCGCGGCACGATGCCGGTGCCGACGATGTTCGAGACCAGTTTATCGACCGCGCCACCGGCGAGCGGGTTCTTGCGGGCCTGATCGCGCGACTTCCGCCGCAGCTCGTCGATGGCGTAGTTGATCGCCGTGTTCGGTCCATAGCTCGCAACGCGCCAGCTGCGCGAACGCCGACCGGTGCCGCCGGCGATGTCGTAGGGGCGGACATCCGGCGCGCTGGCAAGAACGTCATCCGTCAGGCTGGCCGTCATCGGTTGAAGGGTCCCGCCGCCTTTCATGGTGACGTTGATCTTGCCGTACCCGATCATCTTACCACCCGCTGCGGCAGGTGATGACGACCTGGCTGGTCCGGCGCCGCCCGAACGGGTTGCCGTTGGCAGCGTCGCGGCGGGCGACGAGATCCGCGCGGACGCGGCGCATCTCGTCATAGGAGCGATAAGTCACCCGGCCCGTGTCAGGGCTCTCGACCGTAAGCACGCCGCTGGCCATGGCTCGGTCGAGGGTGGCGATCTGCTTGTCGAGGTCATTGGCCATTCGCTACCTCGACGGACGATTGCGGACTTTGCTGCGGCCGCCAGTACGGCGTAGCTGACGGTTGGCGAGAGAGCCGGCCGCCACGACGACAGGCGGGACCGGGTCCGGGAGGGCGTCTTCGGGGCGGACGAGCCCGATGCCGAGACTGGCTTCGCGCTCGCGCCAATGCATTTCGCGCCAGCGTTCCCAGCCGCGCATGGCAGCGAGCCCTCGCGCATAGTTGGCACAGTCGAGTACCTCGTTGCGTCGACCGCCGATCACCACCCACTCGCGCCGGGTCTTGCCGCGGGTGACGTGGCTGACGAGTTCCTCGGAGGTCAGCTGCTTGACCTGATCCTCGGTGACGTCGTTCGGCAGATGGACGAACCCTGCTGGGAACGGATTGTTTTTGGCGGGCCGTTGGAGCGCCAGGCACCCCATCAGTTCCTGCTTGCAGAACGAGGCCCCGATCCGGATCAGCTTCAGGCCGCGGCGCAGCTTCTTGCCGGCTGCGTTGGTGTCTTTGCCGCCGGCGCCGAGGAAGGCCGCAGACATGCTGTCCACGCCGTCGACCGCATGGACGTTCCCCCGACCAGCCTGGGACCGAACGAAGGCGTAGACTTCGGCAGTGAACCCGCTCGAATCGATGCCCCAATCCCGAACTGTGATCTCGTTCTCGCTGGCGTGGTCCCAGGTCTCCGAGAACATCGCCTCAAGCTGTTTCCAGACCTCGGGGCGGTTGGTCTCGCCGATCAGCACGCGGTGCTCGATCAGCCAACGTTCCCGGTTGCGACCGAACCCCCAGATCCCGACCTCAAGCCGGTCCTTCTGGACGTCGACGCCACCGAATAGGACGAGGGCCGCCATCGGCACGGTGCCGGATGGGTCCGCGTCACGTCGGGCGAGGACATCCTCCCATTCCGGAGCGTCGGCGCCCTCTTTCCAAATGCGCGCCAACTGCGTGTTGTAGAACGTCCGCAAGGCCTCCGGTCCTCGGCGCTTTGCACGGGCGAACTTCGCCACGGTCTCGCGGATGGTCTGCTTCGGCGCGTAGAGCTTCGACGCCTGGAAGCCTGCATGGGCGTTCGGGACGGCCATCGTGCCGCAATGAGAGCATAGGGCGCGGCGGACACCGTGCGCTTCGGGTGCCCAGCGCTCCGGGTTTTGTCGTTGGCCGCAGCAGTTGAACGATCTGGTCTGCCGCCATTCGATCCGGCGCAGCGCGACGAGGCGCTGCGACTCGGTCCAGGGCTTCTCACACGACACGCACTCGATGCGGGCGGTGGCCGGGTCAATCTTGTCGGTGTCGTCCTTCTCGAACCGGACCCGCTCCCATTCCAGGCTCTGCCAAGTCTGGCAGTACGGGCATTCGACGAACGGCTTGCGCTGGTCGCTTTCGTCGTAGGACGCCTCGATCGCGCTGCGCCCGGCCACAGTGGGCGAGCAGGCCAGCACGTCAGGCTGTTCGTCGAGAACTCGGCCTGGCGCTCCTCTGCGAGGTCGATAGGCGGGCCTTCGCCGCCGGCCGAGAGCGGATATTTGTCGATCTCGTCACAGCAGAGCAGCCGGATCGGCCGCATCGCGAGGTTGGTCGGGCTGTTCGAGCCGACGAGGGTGATATGCCCGCCGGGGAACTGCTTGTGCGTCAGGGTCGCGCCGGCGTCCTTCGCCTTGGCGTCGCCGAACAGGTCGCGCAGCACCTTCGTGTCGCGGATCATGGGCGCCAGCCGGTCCTTCGAGAAGGTCTCGGCTGCGTCGTCCTTCGGCTGGACGACCAGGATGGGGCACGGGTCGACGTGGATGAACCGTCCGAGGATATTCTCGATCACGGTGGTCTTGAGCAGCTGCGTGCACGCCATCAGCGTGACCTTGCTGACGCCGGGCTCGGTCGCCGCGAGCATCGGACCGCGCGCCACCTCGACGCGCGAGGTGAAGAAGCGGCCGCCGTTGGATGACTCCTTGCTGAGCTTGCGGAATTCCTCGGCCCACTCGACCACGTTGACCTGCGGCGCCGGCCGCGTGCCCGCGTGCCATGCGCGACGCAGGCTCTCAAGATCGAGGTAAGGTCGTTTCCGGCTCTCCGAGCTGCTGGAGGTGTTCAAGGACATGCGCGGTCAGAACCGTTGTGAGCGTGCGCGCATCGACCCCCAACTGGTCCGCCATGATCGTCGCGATGCGGGAAGGCCACGCCTCCCAGGCGTCGCGGTAGTCTCGGGCTAGATCGAAACACAGCGTCTCGGCGGCACTTCGATTGACCAGCTCGCCCTGTTTGACCTCGTAATCCTGCTTCCGCTGGAGCCCGAGGAAATTCTCTTTGCGCCGGACCGCCTCTTGGAGGTCGAGGTTCGGATCGTCCGGGTCGAAGTCGAGCGGTTCGTCCGGCGTGACCGGGATCTCGGCGGACCGTGGCGCGGGCTTCGGCTTCGGGCGCTCAGGCTTCTCGCGCGGATCCGACTCATCCCGCACCGTTGCGCGGATCGGACGGTGCGAAACCCCTCCGCGGTACTTGGCCGGGCGCTGGTCGAGCTCCCATTCCGTCGCGTTGACGTCGACAAGGCCGGCGTCGGTGAGCTTGAGGAGGCCGAGCCCCTTCCACTTCGTGACGATTGCCTTCGACACGCCCCGGTGCCGGGCGAATTCGGCCTGGTTCATAGCCTGGGGCGAGCGTTCACTTTGCGCGTTCACTGTTCACCGTTCACGGGTTTTCGGACCGTGGCGCTAGAAACATTGGGGGCCCCGACCACCCTCATAGGGTCCGACCCTCCAGGGTCCCCGGCACCTAGGACGGGCGTCCCATCCCCATGCCGACCTCATCCAGGGTCAGCTTCATCTGCAGGCCCGAGGCACGGAGGCGGATGTCATCGGGGCAGTGCCCGACAGCGAGGATCGCGCGCATCATGTCGGTGAGCGCATCGCGTTGGGTCTTCCTCATGGGTCACACTCGATCGGGGTGGCGGATGCGATGACGACTAGGCCGGCGAGTGCGGGGCGGGTGGCGATCCGCATGCTTAGCAGTTCGAAGGGGTCGCCCTCATCGGCAGGTTCGCCGCGTGCCTCTGCGTCGACCAGGGATCGGAGCAGGGTGTCGGGGAAGGGCTCGACCTCGTCGATGAGGATGAGAAGCCTCTGCGCACGGGTCATGGACGTCTCCGGCTGCTAATGTGATTTAAGGATCATGAGAATCAGCAAGGCCGGACTAGCCCTGGTTTCCGTCTACGCAGCGTTTTCGCTTGTCTCGTGGGGGTACGCTGCGTCGATCCAAGGCAATGACGGGTCATTCTTTATGGCTGCGGCGCTTCCGATCCTTCCAGCCTTTGTCGTGCTGTGGTCCACGCACTCCTTGTCCTTTGTGAGTTACCTGCCGAAGTGGCTCGTAATTCCCAGCGCATTCACAGGTACATTGTTGGTGATCTACGGCCTTGGATGGCTCGCCGGCCGCGTCTTAGGTCATGCGAGGGACCAATTTCGCGGCTAAGGGTGTGCCAACACCCTCGATCCCCGTCTCTTCAAGTAGTACCCCAATGGGGTCAGAGATGCGGAACCAGCCTCCAAAGTGGAGAAGCGGCCTTACCCGTCTCCGTCGCGGCTTAACGTCGATCCCCACCGGGGAGAGTACAGCGGCGGCTGTGCGTAGATCGATATATTACACGACTTGCACTTGCGCAATGTCCAAATCGACAGGCGACGCCCTCCCGAAGATCGAGATGCACACCTTCACGCGGTCGTTGGGCAAGATATCCTCGACCACTGCCGGGAAGCTGGCGAACGGCCCATCAATGACGAGGACCTGCTGCCCAATCGAGATACCCATCGGCGCGACGATCTCACCCTTGGCGATCCTGTCCACGAACCGTTGCAGCCCCTCGGCATCGAGCAGGGCAGGCTTCAGGACCGGTCCGGAGATGTTGCCCTCCAGCGACTTGTCCTCGACAGGGTAGCAAACAATCTCGGCGACGCCCGGCCGGTCCTTGGCGACGGCCAGGTGCGGGGCATCCTTCACCCCAATGAACACTGTCCGGATCAGCATCGGCGTCCGCCGGACGACACGGCGACCACGGCGAACGACGACCTCCGAGGCGCGAGGTTGATAGGTCACCACGTCTACGGCCTGTAGGGCCTCCAGGGCGCGGACGCCCATGCGGGGCGTGGTCTTGGCGATGTACCAGCACAGGCTCGGATCGATCGTGGGCGAAGCCACGCCACAGATCGGATCGGCAGCGCTACGGGCACCGGCCTTCTGAGCAGCCCCGAGGCTGGGACCGGTACCAGAGGAAGCACGGCGTTCGGCTCTACGCTCGTCGCGACGCTGCCGCCGCGCTCGTTCGCGCTGCCGCTTACCCTTGGTGCGAGCCATGGAGTTCTCCCTTGGAATCGAATGGTGCTCGTCCGTGGCTCAGGCGACGAACTGGCGGAGCTCGTCGTCGAACATCAGGGACACGTCGCCGATCTTGCCGGTTTCGTGGAACTTGACCTTGCGGATGCCTACATTGGCGATGCGGTCGTGCGGCGAGGCGCGGTGGATGACCAGACCGATCTCGGCCTTGTTCGCCCAGGTGGCGCCGTCGGCGATGTCGTAGAGGGACATCGGCTCACCACTCCGAACCGAGAGCCCGGCGGACTTTGTCGGGTGAGCCACGACCACCGTGCAAACGTCGTAGCTGTGCGCGAACCGCTTCAGCAGACGGATGGCCCGGTTGGTGTAATCGGCGACGTTCTCGCCGGGCCGGCGCTTGTGCTCCACCTCGTTCCATGGGTCGAGGAGGAGCATGGAAATGCCCTCGCGGACCACGGCATCGGCCGCTCGATCAATCACCCACTGGACGTCGGCCTCGGTGTCCTCGTCGTCCGGAGCGAGGGCGATGAAGACGAAGTGCTCGTCGATGAACCGCCGGCAGCCGTCGCATTCCGGCTTGGTCCATAGGCTGCGCGGCTTCTGGAGCATGAAGCCGAGCAGCATGTTCTCCAGGATCGGACGGACGTGCATCTCGAACGAGGCGATGGCGATCCGCCAGCTGTGTCCCGTCGCCATGTTCATCGCGATCTGGGTCATCAGAGCAGTCTTGCCGCCGCCAGGTAGACCGCTGACCACGACGAATGCCCCGCGGTACAGCCGCATGTGAAGGTCGAGTTCGCGGAATCCGGTGGTCAGGGCGAGGAGCGGAGGGCGCTCCGGAAAGTCGGAGAGTTTGTAGAGGCCTTTCACAGGGAAGGGCTTTGCCCGTTCGATGCAGGCCATGACGGCCTCGGCCCCGAAGTGCTGAAGCACCTCGTTGAGATCCTTCGCAGGCCGGAGCACGCCGTCGGCATCGGCGACGCAGGGCTCGGTCGGATAGGAAACGAGGCAGCAGCGCGACCGGCCGAGACGCCGGGCGAGTTCCTGACCGAGACGGCGTCCCGGCTCGTCGTTATCGACGGCGAGGACGAACCGCTTCACCCGCTTCAGGCGATCCCAATTGTTGAAGACGTAGCGATACTTGTCGTCGTGCTCGGGGACCACGTCGTCGGCGTTGTCCGGAACCACGACGATGTTGCCCTGCTCGTCACGGGCCGGAGGCGCGCCGTCAGGCACGGAGACGGTGAAAGGGTGGCCGGACTGGATAGCCGCGACCGTGTCGAGTTCGCCCTCGGTGATGACCACCGGCGCCTGCCCGGTTTGCACGGCCGGGTCGTCGAGGACGGAGACGTTGAAGAACGTCTTACGGGCGCCGGCCCGCTGCCAGAACCGCTTCTTACCGGCCATATCACGCCCTCGGTACTTGGCGTTCACCTCCTCGCCACCGTCGAGATACGGGAAGACGAGGATGTTGCCGGCGACGTCAGGAACCGGATCGCCACCCTGAGCGCGCTTGGCGCTGTAGATCCCCAAACGTGAGGCGGTTTCGCTGTCGAGGGCCCGGCTTTCCAGCCACGCGATTGCCGATGGGTTGAGGGTCATCGTTGAAATACTTCCCGCCGCTCAGGTCACAGTTGAGGCATCGAAACCCGACGCCACCGGCGTCGATCGTGACGCCCAGGGATCGGCGTCGGCGGTTGGCGGAGTGCTTGGCGTTGACCGCGCATCGAGGGCAGATCGCGTAGTGCCGGCCGGGGGATGTCGACCGCAGGACGATCCCGAATTCGCGGAGGATCTCATCGACCGATCTCACGGCACGTAGCCGCAGGGCCTCGGCTTGGGCGCGTTTGCCTTGGCCTCGGCATCGGCCCTGAAGCGCTCGACCGCGAGCCGCGCCTCCCGATCTCGCTTGGCCAGTGCCCCTGGCACGGCGAAAAACCAGCTCGTTTGGTCGCCAGCCCACCCGGTCAGGCCCGTCAGCTCGGCTCGAAGGTTGATGCTGGGGAACGCGGATTCCCATTTTCGGAAATCGGGCTCGGTGAGCCGGATGACGCCACTCTCGAAAAAATATCGTTTCGCCCCCGGCGACGATCGCGAAGCGGCGGCGCGAGTGTCAGGCTCAGGTTTTTCAGGAAGAGGCTGAACAGTAGTACCACCCTCCTCTTCTATCTGGATTCTGGCTTCTGGATTCTGGGCTTTATCCTCCCCCTTATCCGGGGGGTTAACCCCCTGGTTAAGGTCGGGGTTACCCCCTCTTTTGCCATTCTCCTTATCTTTCAACGCCTTGGCATTGTCCCGGACCATTCTGCGGCTGTAGATCGTCCCGTCTGCCGTGACCGAGTAGATGCCGTGCAGCGCCAGAGTTGCGAGAGACTTCCGGCATTCTTTGAGGCTCATGCCGACCATCCTGGCGAGGTCGGTGTCGCCCAATGGACGGCCCATCACGACCAGATGACCGTAGGGTTCGGCGTTGTGCATGATGCACAGCATCTCCATCCAGAGACCGCGGGCAGCCATCGGGCAGAGCCGCAAGGCGGGCTTCGAAAGCCAGTCCGACGGGTAAAATTTGATCCAGGGGGCGCTCATCGATCCGCTCCCGCGTAGCTGGTGAGAAATTGAAGCGCTTCCTGCGCATCGCTTCCCGCATCGAGGAAGTTCAACACCGTCAATCGCTCCTCCTCGGACACGCCGTTGAGGGCCAGGATGGTGTCCAGTTGAGCCAGCAGGCCTGTCAGAGCCTCGGCCGGAGCCATGTCGTACCAGCCCCTGCCGAGCGCCTCTGAGAGATGTCGGTCAGCGAATTTGTCCTGAAGCAGATTGGCGACGACTAGCCCGTCCGGGAATCGAACGGCATGGATCAGAGTGACCTCGAACGGGCTACAGGCCTGAACGGTCGCCATCTCGCCTGAGATATCGTCGGTGACCCCGATACGGACGGGAGCGTGCATGCCGAGGCCGACACGACGCGCAATGAGATAGACGTGCGTCGGGCGCCGATCCCGCGTGATGTCGGTGTCGGGCTTGGATCCGGTGCTCATGCCGGTCCTCCCCCACGCACGCGGCCACGGAGCCGGGTGTTCTCGGCGCTGAGCCGGGCGATCTCGTCTTCGAGGTCGAGATGCGTCCTCTCGTCAGACGCCAGATGCGCCCGCATGAAGGCGGTATAGGCATCGACCGCGGCGCGATGGTCGGCGATGTCCTCGCTCTGATGAGCCCGCCGCTTGGCGTCGACCCAGCGATCGAAGAGGGCGCTTCGATACGCCCTTACGCGCTCCGGGATGGGTGGTGACGAGGCAGCAAGGGGCATCGGCCAAAGCTCCAAGGTTCGGGAGCGCCGTGTTCGGGCGTGAGGGATGAGGAAGTCGAAGCGCTAAGGGCGGCTCAGGCCGGCGGCGGCTGGGCGTGTGTCAGCGGGATCATCGATCAGTGTCCCTGATCCAGGGGGCAATCATGATCGCGAGGCCTGAAGCCCAGCGCAGGATCATCCGGGCAATCCACGTCCTGGCTCGGAATCCCCAGGGCCGCGTCGGTGGCGGCGAGGAGGGAAAGGACGGACCTGTGCTCATTGCGCGCCTGCTCCGTTGCACGAGCGTCTCGCGCTGCTTGTCTAAGACGATCCATCTCCTCGGAGCGGATCGAGCGGGCTTCATTGTGCCAGATGCCTCGCACCCGGCGGTCGTTCAGTCCCGTGGTGCGGGCCACACGGGAGAGCGCAGCCTTCACGTTCTCGCCGAGCCGAAGGGGACCCGCGATCAACTCCACCAGATGCCGTGCCTCGGCCTGAGAGCTCATGGCGACAGCCTCGCGGGCCTTGGGTGATTTACCCGCGTTCTCGGGTGACTTGCCCAACATCTCGGGTGGCTCCTCTGGTCTTGTGGTGTTCGACCACGACGGGAGACCAGAGGATGAGAAGCGACGTTGGGGGTCGGAGCGACGAACAGGCTGACGGACGCGGCGCCTTGGCGGGAGAGCGCGGACGGCAGGAACACGACGGAACGAGCGAAGACGATCACGACAGCGCCTCCGCAGGCGCGCGGCGGTTCGTCAGCGGCTGCAGGTCCACCGATCGGACCTTGCCGCCGGTGACATCCTCGATACGGGCGGCAACCCGCACCGAGGGACCACGGGTACGAAAGCGCAGCTTCCTCACGCCGTACTCGGAGATGTCACCGATCTTTTCGGCCATCTCCGCGTCGGACAGGTCCTCGGACCGCATGAAGTCCTTGAGCAGCATCAGGCAGCGAGCCTCCCCGCACGTGGAGGGCACGACCGATACCCACGTCCATTGGACGAGAAAGGATGGCCCCGATGGGCACGCCGGAAGAAGAGATGTTCGATATCCAACTGGAGAGTATCGAACGGGAGTTGGACGTCGAGCTCGGCGGGGAGGTCCTGGAGATCGAATTCGAGTTCAGCCGTACTGGCTGCCGGGGGCATGCGAGGGTCAGCATCGAGGCGGATTCGGTGACCACCACCGAGATCGTCCCGGTGGCGATGAGCGACCTGCATCTGGCCTTCGCTGCCCTGGCAGAGCAGACGAAGGCGTGGCGGATCGAAGTGTCCTGAGCCGAGCGAGAGACGTCGCAGCGGCACCGAAGAGGCCAAATTGATCACACGATGCCCTCCGCGCTGTCCGTCGGCGGGGAGAGAAGCGAGACCAGATGGCGGCAGCCGTCACCGTCCAGCCGGAACCGGTAGCGCTCGACGCCATCTTCGCGGACGACGACATGCCTAGCGTTGTCGTCCTCGGCGAGCCCATGCACACTCAGGGTTGTCAGGACAGGGCGCCATGAGGCGAGCCCCTGGTCCTCTCTGACCAAGGTGTGAGGTGGCGGCATGATCGGTGTGTCTGTGTCGGACATCCTGAAGGTCCTCGAACAGGTGCCGGGCTGGAAGGCCATCATGGGCCTCCCCAAAAGGCTGAAGGAGTTGGAGGATCGCGTCGCAGCCTTGGAGGGTAAACCGGCAGCGAAGGCGGCCGAGGCCTGCCCCCTATGCGAAGCGCCGATGAAGGTGACGCGCGTCGAGGACGATCCCGTTTTCGGCGTCATGGGATTGAAGGAGCACACGCTGTCATGCACCGCATGCCCGCACACCGAGACGCGACAAGTGGATCCGAAGAAGCAGCGGTAGCGCACACCGCCGCATGGCCGGGCAACAGATCGCCTAGCCCTGGGTTCGGTTCCCACCCCTTCCGTGAAGCCGCCGGAACCGAAGACGGGGTCGAACACCGGAAGCTCCGATCCATCGACGCCGAGACTGTCGCGGATGCCCTGGCGGTACTGATGGTGGACCTGGCCAGCGCTCTGCCCGGAGTGGATAGACGGGAGGCGCTGGAGCGGTTGGCGAACCGGCTTGACGATCGCGGCAGGGTGGCAAACGGGACGCCGGCCGCGGCACTGCTCGGGCAAGTGAGCGTATCCCTGATGCGCATGGGGCTGTAGGGCCAGCATTAGATGCCAGCCCTCTGACTGGCGACATCGACGTGCCCGCACACCAGGGACGAGGCGCCATAGATGTCTGGCCGCAGATCGTGCCGCGAAACTTTTGAGATGCGCTCAACGTCGAGGACGCGCTCTGCTGGGACCCTTCGCGATTGTTCGATCGCTTGGCGCGTCACGCCGATAGCGGCGGCGAGCGCCTTACGGCCTCCGGCTTTCTCGCAAGCCAACTGAAGAGCATCGTCGATCATGCAAGATTATCTAGCGCAGCTTGCCAATTATAGCAAGACACTCTTGCGTAGCGAGCTTCCCTTGCTCGATGGCATTTTCCCCGCCATGGAAAGCTCACGTGGAGAGGCGCTCAGAAGCGCGCGAAAGGCCTTGCGGCTTACTCAGCAGCAGGTGGCTGACAAGATCGGTGTCACCCGTGCCGCGGTGGGCCAGTGGGAGAACGACGAGCCGATTTCATTCCCTAATCTAAAAGCAGTCTGCGCGGCTTTGGGTATTGATGTCGTAGCTGCCGTTGAAGGCAAGGTAGTGAAAGCATACTCCAAGGATGAGATACCACAAGGCACTGACCGGCAGGTCATGCCTAAATTTAACAATTATATGCAAGACGATCCCGAGCTGTACGACGATGATTATTTCATAAAGAAAAATTTGATACCAGTTTATTTTATGAGTGAAAGCAACAACTTTGCGCCCAATGGAAATTCACTGCTTTCTGAGGCTCCAATTTTATTGGCGCCAAGATTTGAAGGGTCGCCTCACGACAATACTCTATATTGCGTCGGGCAAACAAAAAATGTTATGGAACCAATATTTGAGCCAGGCTTGAGCCTATATGCATCCGCAGGAAAGATACCCACAATCGGCGATTACGTTATTGCGCAAATTAAATTTGACCGTAAATATCTACCAGGAAAGCGGCCTACCGGCATTCTTCAGTTACCGGTATATTTCGGGAAACTAGAAGAATTTACTAAATCGTCCATTATTATATCTCAGTTGAACCCGAAGGCGCACCACGAAGTGCCCCTGAGTACGATTTCAGCGATCCACTGGGTTATGCCGCCGGAATGAATCATCCGAACGCAAGAAACGCTTGCTAATTGTCGCAAGCATAGCTAGCATCTCTCTATCGCCCCAAGCGATGGAGCCGAAACGTGCTTGCGAACGCTTATCTTCTTCTCCCAATCTGCGCTTTCGCCTTGCTCTGGGCGATGGGCCACGTCGCAACCCGCGGCGAGGCCTGACCATGTCGAACATCCTCGACTTGGTCTGTCCGCAGGCCGGCGAGCCGGAGTGGCGTAGCGCCCTGCTCGCAGAAGCGATCCGGCACACGGCCCACCTCGCTGGCCCGATCAGCCCCTTCGCCTTGTTCAAGCACCTGCAGGAGTGGCTCGGCCTGACCGAGGAAGAGTGCGGCGGCGAGATAAACACCGTTCTGTTCCTGATGGTCCGCAGCGACCTTTACACGTCGAACACTCACGACGTGGAGACCGGCACCATTACCCTGGCCGCGCATACGCTCCTCACCCCCTCGGTCACTCTGACGCTGTGCATGCACAGCGAGCCCGAGAGCATGCCCGACGAACTCGATTTCTAGAGGTCACGGACGCGCTCACGAAGGCGTCCGTTTCAAGCGGCCCACGCAGGTCTGAATAGCCGGCGAGGGCCTTCACCCAACCCACGGAGATGAATTCATGGAACAGCGCCTCGGCGTTGATCGCGCCCCTATGCCGGCGGTCCAGCACGTTGCACGGAATGCCCTCGACCATCGGGACATCGATGCGGCAGCCAATCAGTTGCTGACACAGCCTTCGAGCCCATCCCGCAGATCAGTCATCGCTGGCCTATTGGGTGCCTCGGCGCCGGCGCCTGCACTGGCGCTGATCGAAGACGAAGCGGCGGTACATCCAGATCGCGTCATCCTCGCTGCCGAGGCCGAACTGGAACGGCTCACTCAAATAGCCGAAGAAGCTGGGCAGGCCGCGAAGGTTGCTCGGGATTATATGTGGAAAGCGCTCGGTCCGTGCCCATCCGAGCTGATCGCTGGCGCTGACGAAACGCGCCCTTACCTTACACTCCGGGCACGACGGCATGTGCGTGACTTTGGCCTGCAATCCGTTCGCCCGCTTGATGGTTCCTGGTCCAATCAACGGGCTTGGACGGCACCTGCGCTTCGCACCGCCATCCTCGCGGCGGTACCGGTGTGCGGTCGCGGCGGAACGACCCCGTTCCGGATTCGCCGGTACCAGTCACTGCTTCCCATCGCTGAGGAGTTCGACCGACGCCGGCGTGAGTGTGAGGACCGGTTCTGGGTCAAGGAACTCTCATCCGCGAGAGACGACGCTCGGGAAGCACAGTCTCTCGCCGAGCTACGGCTCCATTCGTTGACGGCCTCAACCCTTGACGGCCTTGCGACGATCGTCCGAAATATCGACGCCCCCAACTGGGATGGGCTACCAACGATTTGGGTTTCGCTTCTGCTCAGCGCAGCAAAGATCACCGGTACCGATCTTGGCATTCCTGATTTCGACGCGAAGCGGTGGGTCTCCGAATTGGAGGCAGCTGGCGGCTATATCGTTCGGCCAAGTCGGCACAGCTCTGGCGGGGTCGGCTTCCCGGTGGATCACACGCACTCTGCTGAGGTTCAAAAAACGCTGAGGCGTCTGTCGGAGGAGCAAGACGCCCACAAGCTCCAGATCAGACTGTTCATTGAACGCGGCGAGGTGGTGGCATGAGCGCTTCACCCGTCATCACTCAGGAGCTTCGCGCCCTTCTCGTCTGCGACGCGCTTCCTGCCGGCTGCATCGCTAAGCCGGTGAAGGATGACAGTCTCGCGCCGCATCTGCGCCCTGGCGAGCTCGCGATCGTCGACACCACAGACTGCGATCCGATCCACGGCGAACTGTTCTTCGTCGCTTGGACGGGGAGCCAAGCTCACGACGGTTCGGAGGACGGGGATCTCGTCCAAGCATATCGTCGCGAACTGAATGTCGGTGCGACCGCGTGGTGGGTCGGCTCGATGCAGCGCCCAAGGCCTTCGGCCCAGGCTGTCGCAAGAGCCCTTGCGATCGGAGACTACAGCACATTCGGCTGGTCGAACGGTCCCTACAGGGACGGCATTCTCGAACGCCAGATCCGCGGCCGCGTCATCGGCGTCCTTGCGCCGGGCTTCAAGGACCAGCTTCGGCTGAAGGGAGGCGCGGCATGAGCGTTCAGACCTCAGACCGGGCTGTCGAAGTCGCGCAGGCGCTCATGGAGGAAAACACCTCCGATCTGTTCGGCGACGACGGCGGGGCCGCCTTCCGCACGTTTCTTGATGTCCGGTTTCGCGGGATCACCAGGGAGGATGTACGTCGCGGCCTGGAGATCGCGACCGAATGCGTTTTGGTGGATGGGAGGCCGGCATGAACGACGTGCGCCTTTTCCCCGTCACCGACATCCGTGGGGTGAACACCATCCTGCTCCGCGACGGCTCCGAGATCCGGCTTGAGGACATCCAGTCATCAGAGCAGGGCCGAGCTATCCTCGACGAGATCGATGGCGCCATCCTCGCCATCGAGGACCAGATCGCCCTCGGATTCCAGAGCGACGATCCGTCTTGGAAGGTCCGGGCCGAGATCGCCCTTAAGAAGAAGCGTCGGAGCCGGCCGGCGCTCCAGGCCCGCATCGGCGAGCTCCGGCGCGCCGAGAAGGCGTTGGCGATCAAGGACACCCACGCCAACGCGACGTCGAAGGTCGATGCCAAGCGGCAGGCCTTCGTCCATGCGGCCTACGAACTCCTCGGCCACGAAACTTGCGTCGAGGTGTGGGCCCGAGCTCAGGAAAAGCAGCCTGCGCTGTTCACGGAAGGGGGATCGTCATGATCCCCCACTCCATCCAGCCGAAGCTGATCAAGCTGCTGCCACTTCTCGGCAGCGATATCGATGGCGAGGTGGTTTCGACCACCCGCGCCATCGCCCGGACCCTCGCCTCCGCCGGCGCGGATTTCCACGACCTGACGGAATCACTCGTTCGCGCGAAAGTCGTCAATGCGCCGCTCCCTTCAGGGGATGGCTTCAATTATGCCGATGCCTACCGGCAGGCGGCATCGGACGGGCGAAACGATATCCATCCACGGTCCCCGACCCGGCGCTTCGGATTGACGATCTGGCACCCTGAGCAGGTCATTCCCTGGTGGGAGGTCGCCAAGCACTGCATCACCGAGAGCAAGGCCCTGCCGAGGAAGGCCGGCGGCAAGTTCCTCCGGCCCGACGAAGTTGCCCTGCTGCGGCGGATTGAGGCCCATGAGTTCTGGCCGACCAATCAGGACGCATCCTGGATGGAGACGATCGTCGCCCGCCTCCATCAGGCCAGGGATTTCGCCAAGCGTGAGAGGTCGAAGGCATGAGCGCCTCAGATCCATCCTACGGCGAAGCCTTCAAGGCCGGCGTCCGGGCGATGGTCGACATGGCTCTCATTGCAGCGATCACCATCGAGGTTCGAGCCGACGCCGGTGACGTCCGCCAGCGCGCCGCTGCGGCCGCCCTCCAGGGCCTCGCAGAGGGAGCCAAGGCCGCCTTTCTTGATCCTCCGGACCCGCTGGTTCGCGTGTTCCGGATGATCGCAGAAGATCCCGCCTCATCCGGCGTCCTCCCTTGTCCCACATGCGCCGGCCGTCTGGTCTGGGCGCGCGACAGCTACAATGGCCACCTACACGGCCAGTGCGAAACCGCGGGGTGCTTCCGATGGATGCAGTAGCGGATCCGATTATGGCGGTGATAGCGGATCATCGTGTCGCCGACGAAGCGTTGACGCTCATCCTTGAACGTCTCGACGAGGATGATGAGGAGGCGATGCGGGCCCACAACCGGGCAGCGGATCGCTGTGTCGACGCTCGCCGAGCCATGAACGACGTGGTCCCGGTGACGATGGGTGGCTTGCAGACGCTTGTCGCTCACTATGTTCGATACCAGGAATACACCGAGGGCTTCGAGCGCATCGCCACCGTCCTGGAGGGGTGTGATTCCACATTGCGGTTTTCGGACCTTCAGGGTGAGAAACCGCAATGTCTGGAAGGTGTTGCCGGCGCGAATCGACCGAGCGTTTCGGAGGTGGTTTCTGCCCATCGCGCAGCATGGGACGCGTTCCAGGTCGCCCCTGATGAAGATGTCGATGTGGACGCGGCTATGGACGCTCAGGGCGCGATGCAGGATGCCTTCGACCAGGTACTCTTAACCCCCTGCGCGAACCGTTTGGAGGCGCTTGCCCTTCGATCACACCTTCAATGGTGGATCGATGAAGAGGCCGAGCTCGCGGCGGATTACCAGCCCAAGTACGCGATTGCGCAGGCGCGCCTCGCCGAGATCTCGATGCTGCTGAATGGAGGCGTGCCATGATGGTGCCTAACCTCAACGACGTCCGCGCGGCTTGGATGCGTCTCCCGGCAGAGAAGCGTGACGAGATCGGGTTGCTCGCGGTCGACCTTGCCTTTCAGGGATACCTCTACGGCGATCTGGTGCCCGAGAAAGATCAGGTCTTGCCGGACCAGGATGAGCGCGACGCGGCCGGCGACCGCGAGAACGATCGCCTCGACGAGATCCACCGTACCGTCACCGTCGCGCTGCCCGACCTGTTCGGGCTGGACGGAGAGCACCCACCATGGGCCACCGATTCGCAAGGAGCGCACTGATGCAGTTCGCCGAGACCGCCCGTCACATCGTTCCGTTCCAGGCCGCCGCGCGCGAGCTGGGCCTGAGCCCGACGACGCTCCGCAGGATGTGTCGGGAGGGCAATGGGCCTACCCTTCTACAGATCAGCACTCGCCGGCTGGGTGTCCGGCGCGGGGATCTGGACGCTTGGGTCAAGACACGCGAGATGTGCGGCCCAGAGGGAACGTAAATCCGATGCTTGGTATCAATACCTAGACGTCTGAGAGGGGTGATCTGCGACGGGCTGCCCCAAATGGTTGCACAAAAACAACACAACAACCGAACTCTGCTTACGCGGTGTCCTTTACGACTTTAGGCGGAGCGTTATCCGCAATTACGCCATACGATCCGTCAACGACGTGGCGCGCTGTTCATAACAAAAGTTGGGGTCGGGACGTGATAATTATTTCTAAGAGTGGCAATTATACCGTTTCGAGCAGCTTTGGGCGAGAGGTTGTGGAAGGAAGCAGTTCGGCAGGAACTGCCGGGCAAATTGTTTCATTTCAGGTCGATCAGGCGCAACAAGTTTACAAGGATTTCTACTGGAAAATTGTGCCGATATCGGGCCAATACAGTGATTTCTGGGATGACATGTTCAGCAATACTCCCGGTGGTGAGCCAGGAGATGATTTTAGCTCCAGTGGATATACATACGGAGGCTTTTTAGATTTCAAAATCAATCCCGATCTCATGGCGGAATTGGATGAGAAGTTCGCCATCAATTTTTACCTTTCAGTGACCGACCCTGATTTTGGGCGGGCTCCTGTAGCCTCGGCGACATTCACCATTATCGATGACGACCCGATTCGCGTTGTTGGTGACAATTCGGCAAATGTTCTGAAGGGGCAAAGTGGGTCCGATACGATCCTGGCAAAGGGCGGCGACGACACCATCATCGGAGGGCGCGGCGACGACCTCCTTGATGGCGGCGTAGGTATCGATAAGATGACCGGCGGCCTCGGCAATGATACATTCGTTGTCGATAACATTCTTGATCAGGCTATCGAAGCAGCTAAGCAGGGGACTGATCTAGTAAAATCTTCCGTATCGTTCACGCTTGGAGCCAACGTTGAAAACTTGACGCTAACGGGCAGTGACAGTCTCGCGGGATACGGTAATGAACTCGCCAATATTGTGATCGGGAACTCCGGCAGCAACATCCTCGATGGCAAGGGCGGCATCGATACCATGCGTGGTGGCGCTGGAAACGATGTGTATCACGTCGATCATGCCAAAGATCAGGTTATTGAAGCTGCGTCGCAGGGTAACGATAAGGTCATCAGCTCAGTAAGTTATACCCTCGCAGCTGGGCAGGCGGTTGAGACACTCCAGGCTGTATCTGGAAAGGCCGGCATCAGCCTAGTAGGCAATGAGAAGGCGAACACGCTCGTCGGTAACGCAGGCGCTAACACTCTTGATGGCGGTCTGGGCAAAGACATACTGAGCGGAGGCACTGGCGCAGATACATTCGTATTTTCGACTAAGTTAGGCAGTGCAAACGTCGATCACATCAGTGATTATACAGCCGCTGGTGATACGTTTGAACTTGCACATGGTGTGTTCAAGGCCCTCGCACTCGGCGATCTTGCCGCTGGTGCGTTCAAGGATATTACTTCCGGCACATTAGATGCCTCCGACCGCGTTCTCTACAATCGGGCGACAGGCGAAGTATTCTACGATGCTGACGGGAATGGTGCGACCAAAGCTGTTCTTTTCGCCGTTGTTGATACGAAGGTCGCGCTGGATCACCACGACTTCTTCATCGCTTAAGGCTAATTTCAGGCCAAGCATCCGCTCCGGAAAACCGGGGCGGATGTACTTGCCCGATCCGTCAGTTCTTGAAAGCATCCACTTGCATTTTCAAAAGGTGGGCCGCCCATAAATCCAGCGCGGCTCGCTTCTCGGTCGCGTAGATTGCTCGGTTGTAGATGCCGGCTACGCCAGCGCGGTACCCGGAGATGTGGTTTAGCACCGCCTCGACGACATGAGGCAGCACGCCGAGTTCGTTCATGCCGGTGGCTGCGGTGCGGCGCAGATCGTGTAGCCGCCAGCCGGTGATACCCGAACGCTTATCGTGCGCGGCCTTGGCACGCGAAAAGCCCTGGAAACCGCCCTCACCCTGGCCGAACACCCGTGTCCGACCCTCGATGCGAGGCGCCCCGGTCAGCAGCGCCAGCGCCGGACCGGACAGGGGCACGTCGTGCGGAAGACCGTTCTTCACCCGCTCGGCCGGCAGCTTCCACATGGCTGCCGCCAGATCGACCTCGGCCCAGGCCATCGCGGCCACCTCGTCCCGCCGCTGGCCGGTCAGCAGCAGCATCCGAACGATCCGCCCGAAGTCGTCATTACGGCACGCGTCGAGGACAGCCTTGATCTCGTCCTTGGTCAGAACTCGCGCGCGCCGCTCCTCCGGAGCCGGCTTCGGGACACCAACTACCGGGTTCATGTCAGCGGCGCCGGTCCCGATCAACCACGCGAAGTGCGCCGACAGAGCCGCACGCGCTCGGTTCGCGGCGTAGGGACCGGCGTCGCGGATGATCTCGGCGAGCCGTGCCGCCACCTGCTTGCGATCGACCGCGTGGAGCGGCGTCCTGTGAAGCGGCTTCCAGACGACCCGCATGTAGCGCGCCGCCTCGCTCAGGCTTGCCGGTCGAAGGCTCGGAGCAACGGCTGCCAGATACGGCTCGATGCCATGGCCGAAGGTGATGGCGGCGCGGGCACGCTCCTTGGCTCGCTCAGCGTGCGGATCCTCGCCGAGTTTAGCTCGCGCGAGTCGTTCGCCTGCCGCGCGCCGCGCATCGGTCGCCGAAAGCAGACCGACCCTTCCCAGGCTCTCCCGCTTCGTCTGGCCGATGGCGTTCCGGTACTGCACCACCCATTGGCGAGAGCCGCCCCCACTGATGCGTAGGCCGAACCCCGGCAGGTCGTCATCGAAGACGACCAAGCGGTCTTTGCCCGGCGGAAGCTGCAGCGCGGCGGCGGACTGGTTGGTGAGGCGCATGGGTCTCGGCCGGTAAGCACATGGTAAGCACACGAAGTGACCGCTACGGGTTTCCTGGCGTCACAGTGAGATGGTATCTCAATAATCTCCAATTAAATCAATGGCTCTTGCCGACCGGTAAGCACCTATACCGACTAGAATTTGCTATACCTCATGTTTGGTAATGAGGAGGTCGACAGTTCAATCCTGTCCAGCAGCACCATTTTCCCCAGTCGCTTAGCGCCGTTCAACGGCGGGCGTTTCACCCCTGGAACGTGCCACGGGCTTCAGTTGGCATGCACCCGGAGTTTTTCGGCACAGCGGCGGCTGCCAGGCGGACTATCGCAACGGACGCGACTCGTTCCTGGACTTCCGCAGCTCGTATCCATGGTGTCAGGTATTGACCTCCTGCATCGTCGCTATCGGCCTACTTCCAGCCTGACCCTGCGTCGTGGATGGCGTCCGGCCATTCCTCGCAGACGTGCGAATGATGCCCAGGAAGACAATCCCTGCCGGCAGATCCCGAACGTGCACGGAACTGCGATACGCCGTGGGGGGACGGGCGACACGTCGGTAAGGATGGCATGCGAAAAGCGTGAGTTCCTATGAGTTTCCGTCCGAGAAGCTCTTCACAAGCTTGAGCGTTCAGGTAGGTTGTGCTGGCAGCACAAGGTTGTGAACGTGGCGAGTCGGTAGGTATTTACCTCCCTCATGAAGGTGGGGGCCACTGGCAAGAACAGGTTGCAGAAGCCTTGGGCCTCACTTTGGTCAGGATATTTTCAGTGAACTGTTCAAAATTCGTGCTCAGTGCTGTTGCTGCGGCCCTCATTGGAAGCACTTCGTTGGCGCCGACCGCATCGGCAGGTCCGTTGGATGGACTCGCTGGCGGCGCGATCGGTTTCGCCCTCGGTGCCATGGCTGCCGCGCCGCGGCAGGTGTATCACGCTCCGCGTCCGCAGCGGGTTATCGTCTACCGTGATCGTCCGTCCCGTCGCCATGTGACTGCAGCACCGGTGCGGCGCAGGGCTGCACCTTCCACGAGCGGCGCCGCCATCAGCACCGTGTCAGATCCCTTTGCGGGCTCTGGTTCTGCCAGGTCGATCCCCGTCAACGGTCGATAGCATCTCCCTGGAAGGTCGCTCTAACCATGCGCTTCGGTTTGCGCTCGTTCCTCGTCGGCGCATTGGCCGTGATGTCCGTGCTTCATGAGCCTCGCGGTGCGACCGCTGGCCCAGTGCTCAACGTGGACAAATCGATCGGCAAGGTCTCGGGTTGGTCGATCGGCGTGAGCCGATCGACCAATGGCTGCCTTGCGGCTGCAGCTTATCAAGACGAGACGACAGTCTGGATGGGATTCGACGGCGACAAGGACGAAGCCTTTCTCGCCTTCACGAATCCCAAATGGAGATCCATCGAGACCGATCGAATCTATCAGCTCGTCATGCTGACGGGGCGCGGACGTTGGAAGGGCCAGTTTGCGGGAATCGAGCGCGGCAACGATCGCGGGCTCATGGCATCCGGTTTGAAGAAGAATTTCGTACTCGACATCGCCCGTGCCGGGGGCATCGAGGTCGTGTTCGAGCGCAAATCCATCGCTCAGCTTTCCCTGTCCGGGTCCTCGGACGCGATCAGCGCAATGATCGATTGCCAGAAGACGATCGTCGAAGCGAAAGCCGAGCCGCCATCGCCCAAGGGCAAGACGATTCCCGACGGAGACGTCACGCCGAGACGGGACGGTTACTCCTCGGGGACGGGATTCTTTGTGTCCGACAGCGGGCATGTACTCACCAACAACCATGTCATCAGTGGGTGTGCCGAGATCGACGTCTCCAAGTTCGGGCTGCCGTCGCTGAGAGCGCGTCTCGTCGCCACGGACGTTCAGAACGATCTCGCCGTACTCAGCACCGGCTTCGACCGTCCCGTGGTCCCGGCCCTCTCTCTCAAGCCTAGAGTCGGCGAGAGTGTCTACGCCTACGGTTTTCCGCTGCCCGACCTGCTCGCTGCATCGGGAAACTTCACGGTTGGCAATATCACGGCTTCGGCCGGCCTCGGCGACGACACCCGCATGCTGCAGATCTCGACCCCCGTACAGCCCGGCAACAGCGGCGGTCCTTTGATCGATCAGTACGGCGCCGTAGTGGGAGTCATCGCCTCCAAGCTGAACGCGATGACGGTTGCGAAGGCCAACAACAACGACATTCCGCAGAACGTCAACTTCGCCATCAAGTCGACGATCGCCCTGAACTTCCTCGATTCCAATGGGATCGTCACTGCGACTGGCACCAAGAACCCGACCCCCCTGGATCCGGCAACGGTGGCCGAGCAGGCCAAGATGTACACGGTCCACGTGACCTGTCGGTAG